ACTCAGCCGGGGCGCACACGATCCTCAACGACACCCCGTCGTTCTACGGAACGATCTCGGCGGCGCGGAAGGTGATCCCGTAGCGGAGCGTCTGCACCGTTTCGAGTTCTTCCGCCGACTCAAGGCTGACGACTTCGCCGTTCGCCTTGACTTCGAGTTTGCCGCTCGCGTCGATCAGCGCGATTGCAGGCCGGTACTCTTCCGGCAGCGTGGCGATGAGCGCGGTTTCGCCCACGACAACCCACATGGTCGGTTTCGTGGACGGTTTGTTTTCGTCGGTTTCTTTCGCGACGAGGCCAGCGCCTTCGGCCTTGTAGACTTTGCCGCCTTCGACGGCGAGTTCGCCTTCTTTGTACTTCTGTTTTTTCCACGCTTTCGCGTTGGCGTTTTTCACGCGCAGCGCGAGCGTGACCTGATCGCCGCGACGCCAGAGGTCGCAGCCTTTTTCGGGCGCTTCCGTCCACGTCGGGTTGAGGGCGACAGTCTCGCTGTCAACGACGATCTCGCTGCCCTCTTCAAACGTCGCCTTCATGTTCTCTCCTTCTTCGGGATGGCGGCTGACGGAAGCCTACAGGATGGCCCGACTTGAATCGCGTTGCAGACGGCGGACCTCTTCCTGCCGGTCGGCCTCACCGGACGCGCGACAGAGCGCGAGCACGAGCAGCACGCAGATCACAACCAGGAATGTCACGCCCCCGATCAGCATGAGACAGGCGGCGAGGGCCGGTCGCCCGACCCTCGCCTGAAGCGCTCTAGCTCGTGCCGCCCGGTCCCTCGACCGACTGCTCGCCACCGGGGAGCGGTGCGGGCGGGTTGCCGTCACCGGCTTCGCCAGCTTCACCGGACGGGGCGGTGCCGCCGCCCGAAGTCGAGCCACCGCTCGCGCCTTCGGGAGCGCCGCCAGCTTCACCGGCAGGCGCGCCGCCGCCTTCGGGAGCCGGTTCGCCGGGAGTCGGCGTACCGCTGCCGCCTTCGGCGGGAGGCTGCGTCGTGCCCGAGCCGCCCGTGAGCTTTTCGGCTTCGCTCGCGACAGGTGCTAGTTTTTCCTGCACCCTTTCGACCTGCGCGAGTTCGCCCTTGGCGGTCGCGAGTTCGGCTTCGAGCGTGGCCTTCGCCGCGTCGTCGGCGGCGAGGTTGGCGAGAGCTTCTTCCTTCTCTTTGACGGTCGCTTCGAGTTCCGCCTTGAGCGCGGCGTTCTCGCCCTGAAGCGTGCTGATCTCGGTCGCGAGCGCCGGGATCGCGGTTGCGAGGACCTCCTCCTCGACTTCAAGTCCTGCGATGTTGATGCCCATAGATGCGAGCCTTTCGTATATGGCGACGAGGACCCGTTCGAGCCAACTCTTGAATCGCTCTCCGGGCTGTCGCTTGGGGTCGTTGTTCATGCGGAGATGATCGCATCAGATGCTACGGACAGAACATCGGTTCCCGCAACCTGCGAGAGTTTCTCGGCTGTCTGCGCCCACAGGTCCGCCGACTCGCTGTCGAGATAGGTCTCGTAGACCTTGCGCGCGCGCGTGAACACCTCGTCGCGTTCCTCATCGTTCTGACAGACACCGAGCAACGTCGGCAGGCCGGTGCCGATGCTCTCCGCGATCTCGACGGGCGCGGCGGCGCGGCCCTCGGCGTAGAAGCGAACCTCGACCGGCTCAGGGAGCATGAAGAGCACTCCGTTCGCGCGCATCAGCGGAGCCGGTTCGCTGACGACGTACACCACCGCGATGCCGGGGTTACGCTCGATCATCATGCCCGCCGCCTCCTTCGCCTCGCCGGGGAGCGAGTTGTCACGCCGACGCGCGTGCGGGCGGGTGAGGAACGGACAGGCGCGCGCGGCGTAGTCCGCGCATTCCAGGTGCGAGGGCGGCTCCGCGTTGATCCGGTTGACGAGGCACATCGGCCCGATCACGAACGCGCGATACTTGCCGAGGCGCTCGCCGCAGAGCCAGCACCGCGATTCCTTGATCGCCTGCACCAGACGCCGCTCGCTCATCACGCGGAACTCGGGCTTGCCCTCACCGGGCTGCACTTCCCTCTCGCTCTCATCGAGCCACGGCACAAACCACGGGACGGGGTAGCCACGGTCGTCGATCTTGAGTCCTCGCATCTTGCGGGGAAGCTCAGGCAACTCCGCACGCATGTCGGTCATTCGCATCTCCTTCTCCAGTAGGCTCGCGCCATGCTACCTACACCGACACCCCAACTTGTAATCGTCAACGAGAGCACGAAGGTCGATCAGCAATGGTGCTGGAACATGGCTTGGGTGCTCCAATATCAGATCAGGTGGCAGTTCGCACCGATCTGGAAGCTCCTTGCGGAAGTTCTGCACCTCGAACCGGGCCAGCCGATCCCGTCCGGCGCGTGCGTGCTGCACCTGATCGACAAGCTCGCGGAAGCCGAAGGTGCTCTCGGGTTCCACGACGAGGACGGCAACGAGGTTCCCTATGGGCACATCGGCATCGAGACCTCGCTCGAAGCCGGTGTTCAACCATCTGAAGTTGTGTCACATGAGGGGCTGGAGCTTCTGGCCGATCCGCACGTCAACCTCACCGCGTTCGACCCGACCAACGACCGGCTCTATCCCGTCGAGGTTGGCGACCCGGTGCAGGGCGGCAGCTACGACCTCGGCGCGCCGTACAACCGCAAAACCGGCTGGATCGTGGCCGACTTCGTGGACACGAGTTGGTTCGACCCGAACACGCCTGCGCATCAGCCGACGAGCTACCGGCACACCGTCAGCGGGCCGTTCGCACTCGGGAAAGGCGGCTACGTCAGCTACGCGACGACGCTGCCGCCCAACTACCAGCAGGAACTCGACCGCGACGCCAACCCGAAGCTCGTCGAGGCCGACCACCGCCTACAGCGGCGCATGGCCGCGTAGATCACAGCCACCCGCGCTCGCACGCCGTCAGGACGGCTTGCGCGCAGTTGTGGACGCCGAGCTTCGCGTACAGCGCGTGGCGATGCGAGCGCACGGTGGACTTCTGGATGCCGAGGCGCAGCGCGATCTCCCCGACGCCGAGACCGCGCGCGAGCAGCGTCACGACCTGCCGCTGACGGCGCGTGAGCGGCGAGGGAAGCGGGCGGCACTCGCGCGCGTAGGCTTGAATCCTACGGCCCCATGCGCGCCACTCCTCAAGCTCGCGGCGGCGGGCGTATTCCCTGCGTTCCGGCTGCTTCGTCAGCGCCATTGCGACGAGCGCGCGCGTGCGCGGGCCGTCCATGCCGAGAACGTATGTTTCGAGCCGGACGTAGAACGGCGCGCCGTCAGCCCCCTGGCGCGCCGTTGTGGGCGGGGATGCGGGTTCACCTCAACCTGGACTGCCGCCCAACCGATCTTTCAGGTCGCTCCGCAGCCTAGCAAGGGCTTCTGATACGGTGCCGTGACCGCCCCGTCGTAAGAGGGCGATGCGGACTGAGCCGGTGTTGCGCTCCGTCCGAGCCGCAGGGAGCTTCCATCTCCCTGGACCCGAACGAAGGAGGTTCGACAGCATTCTCCGTGCTGCCGCGCTGCTCTCAGTTGTTGTACCACTCACCGCAGTCACGTCAAGCCGAATATCGCCCGCACATGCGGGTAAAGCGCATGGACGCACCATTCCCACAGGGAGGCACCATGTCCGGCATCGAGTACGTCACACCCGAGGTTGTCGCTCGCTACCGTGCGACCGCCGAGTCGGAAGGTCGTGGTGGATCAGGCACCACCCGCGACCGGCTGCGCCGCAGGGTGCAGTCGCTCTCGCAAGCTGGTTCAACGACGCGGGAGGGACCGCGTGCGAAACGCACGCTACCTACGGGTTCGCTGATCGCACGCTACCTTGCGGAACTCAGGTCACGTTCCAGGCCGTCGATGACGCGGGCCACGCAATCGGCCCGGTCGTCACGGGCGAAGTCGAGGATCGCGGGCCGTTCATCGCAGGCCGCGAATTCGATCTGAACCCGACGCTCAAGTCGGCGCTCGCCTGCTCCGACCTCTGCAAAGTGCGCTACCGCATCGGGTAGACTCGCACTCGGGCCGTCCGGGGCACCCAAGCCAACTTCAGGCTCTCTCCTCCCCGGACGGCCCTGCGCGCGATTACGCCGAGGTCCAAGGTCGCTTCGTCGGGGGAACGGGTGCCGAGGCGCAGCCCTTCGTGGAAGCGGTACGCGGCCTCGCTGCCGGGCATGAACCGGGCGAGCGGTTCGGGCAGTAACTCAGGCTGCGAGTGCGGTCGTCGCCAGAGCCTCATACGTCCGTCGCTTCTGCCACTTCCGAGACGGTGTCGCGGGCCTTCTGGCCCCCGTCGCTCTCAATGGCTGACTTGTCGGTGTCGGGCGTGGCGGTGTAGTTATCCTCATCTGCGTAGAAGCTCAGAGCCTCGCGATAGCGTCGCTTTGCCTCAACCTCGTTCATCGGTTCTCCTTTCGGTTCCCAAAGTCCCACCTGGTGTTGTCCTTCGTGAGTGCGAGCCCCAGGGTCGGCGTCAAATGCCGCTTCCATGTCAGGCCCTGAGCGCCAGCCGTCCGCGTAGCAGTTGTCACAGATGCCGGGTGAAGTGGTCATCGGGTTCTCAACGAGCGGCCCTTTGCAGACCGCGCAGCCGGATTCGTGCGGGCCATGCTTTCGCTCACTCACCAGCCGTGCTCCTTCGCGAGCTTCCTGCCGCGTGCGACGGCGCGCACTGTCTCCCACGGCAGCCACTCATCGGGCGGCGAAATCATGCCCAATCCTTCGAGGCTCATACCACGCGCCTCCACTTCCGCCTGCGTCATGCCCATCTTCTGCGCGCGCACTCGACCACGCGCTCGTAGGCGTGCACGCTGCAATCGTTCGTCTCGCTCACTCACGGCTCGACGCTCCCAACGAGGCAATGTCGTCGCCGTAGTAGTTGGGCGCGGGGCGGCGGGCGTCGTCGGCCAGCTTCCGGGCGATGAACCGCGCATCGCATCCGGGGCACCGCTCACTCGTCTGCGTGATCGGCTCGGTGTCGCGGCCCCACATCCACTCCGCACTCGTACCGCCGTAGCCGCACGCGCTGCATTGGCAGTTCCAGTCGCGAACGATCATCGTCGCCTCACTCACGGCTAGGCTCCCGTCGTGATGTGCCGAGGCGCGGTGTAGAAGCGCATCCCGTCCTCGACCTCGACTGACCACTCAACACGCTCATCACCATGCGCTCGCTCGCTCATAAGCCCTTCGCGCTCCCATCGGTGGCCTCGGCGAGGGCGGCACGAGCGATGTCCTGCATTACGTCGGCCACTGAGTCGTATTCCCGGCCGATCGGCACCCTTCGTTCCGCAATCTTCGTCAGGGCTGTTTCGAACAACTCGCTGCGCCTTCTGATGCAGCAAGCGGAACATCCTGCGACCGGCTCTAGGCCTGCTCTCAGTTTCATAAGCGCAGCCCCCCCTCCTTGCGGTGGGTGATCCAGTAGACGAGGGCGAACGGCACCGCTGCCAAGTGGGTGATGACTCGTCTCATGCAACGCTCCCCGTGCATCGCTCGCCCCTCGCGGGGCAGCCGGTGTCGTCGCACTCGGGTCCCTCGTCGTCGGGATTGAGCGGCCCACGGCACACCCAGCAGAGCCGCGGGTGTCCCAATGGCAGGCGCTTGACCCACTCGGGCGGCTCGCTCGCCTCGTAGGCTGGATCGAGCAGCGTGCCGCCATCACCGACGTAGCCGCAGGCGAGACAGCGGTGGATGCCGACACCTGGGAAGTGTCCACGCTCATGCTCGGCACCGCAGTCGCAGCGCCAGCGACGAGGGGGGTAGCCTGCCGCAAGATCGGCGCGCTCCGACGCCTGCGCGTCAGCGTGAACCTCGCGGTCAATGAGGGGATCGGGGTGATATCTCACTTGGCTGCCCCCCTTGACGATCTGAGCGAGGCAAGTCCGTCCTCGATGCGATGGCCGTTGACGCACTTGGCGCGGACCGGCTCGTTGAGGTGCATATCGGCCCTGACCAGCCTGGCACCGCACAACGCACACGAGCTACTCGACGCTCCGATGTATCGCGGCACCGTGTAGAGACGCATACCGTCCTCGACTACGATCTCGACCTCCACGCGCTCGTCATCGCCAGATCGCTCAAGCCACACGTCCCACTCATCGAACGAGTTGTGCGTCTCGACGCCACCATCAGCCCTGAGCGCCCAAGAGCCGCTGAATCGCACGCGAGAGAGGCCGAGAATGTCGGAGCGCGTGAGGCGGTCCACGATGATGATGTGCGGCTCGCCGTCCACATACACAACGCGCCTCCTTCGCTCACTCACGGCTCGACGCTCCCCGAGCCGCAGCGTCCAGTCGCGCGACTGCTGCTGGATTCGTGATCCGTTCTATGTTGCCGATCCGATCCTCGCTGCCCTCAAAGCGGACGGCCCAGAAGGTCCAGTCACCTGCGCTACTGCGGGATAGCTCGACCACAATCCCGTCACCGATCAAGTCGTAGCACCCGACCTCCCCGCGCGCTTCCATCCGTAGCTCACTCACGGCTCGACGCTCCGACAGCGTGCCAGTCGGGTTCCCGACAGGTCGCATCGCGGTGACAGTCCCACTCGACCCAGCGGGAGCGACGGCGCATCCAGTAGCGGCGACCGCGCGTGACGGGATTGATCCACACTCGCTGAATCTCGAACAGGTCCGGCCATTTCCAGCGCGCCGCAAGCCGCTCCATCGCCGCCCGCGCTTCGGCGGGGCGCTTGAATCCCTTGGCGTGTACGCCCGCGCCGTTGCTCGTCACGACCTCATAGCTGTAGTTCCGGCGCTCACTCACGGCTCGACGCTCCCGACTTCCTTGAGCGCGTCACGGGCCACGTTGCCCCGGTCGCTCTCAATTGCGGACCTGCCGGTCGTGTCGAGCTTGCCGGTCCAGTTGTCCTCGCTTGCGTAGAAGGTCAGGGCGAGTTCGAGGATGCGGAGCTTTTCTTCGGGGGTTTTGCCTTCGGCCATTTCTGCTTGCCTCGCTTTCACGATTTCGCCTGCGGCGAAGGTCCGGTCACGGTCATTATCGGCCTCGGTCGCTCACTCACGGCTCGACGCTCCGGGGGTCGTCCCTCACCCTCGCCGCTCCTGTTGGGGGGTGAGCCTGCGCTTGGCTTGGAAGGGCTTGGACTTGGGCGGCGACGGCCGCGACCACCTCGCCTAGCCGCATACCGCCCTGCTCGATACCTAAGTGGGTCGCTGCCTCTCGGATTGCTTTCGCCTGCTTGCCGGTCAGGTCGTGAAAGCGCCCGAGTGCGTCCCGCTTGGCGGCGTCACGTTCCTCCGCGATGAACTCGATGCGGGCGTTGAGGGTGTCGCGCTCTTGCGTCACCTTCGCAAGAGCATCCAAGGCTGCGTACTCCTTATCGCTGATGCCCTCCCTCACCCTCGCCGCTCCTGTTGGGGGGTGAGCGATCCCCAGTGCTGTCGCCCTCCTAGAGAGAATGTGGTCGTAATCCGACATAGCTTTCGACTGTTCGCGGAGCCGATGCTGTTCGTCAAGCGGCAGGCCATAGAAGCCGTCGGAACCGATGAACAGGCTGAGCTTGAGCCGACGATCGCGCAGCTCAAGCAGCTCCTTACGCAGGCGCGTCTTGAAGTCGCTTTGACCCGGATGCGTCATTGGTCTGCCTCCTTCGTGGACATTTCGCCCCTTCTCGTCGGGCCGGTTACGGGACAGACTGCGCAGTAGACAAGCCCTAACTCGGGGTGTCGGGCGCGATCGCCTTGCCGACAGTTGGAGCAGCCGAGCAGCAACGCGTTGAGCGGCACGCACGGTTCGCCGTTGGCCTTCTTCTCCGCTACGTACTCCCTCAAGCGGGTGCGGCGGCGTAGCTCGTGCTCGACGGTGATGTTGAAGTGGCGGGCGGCGACAGCCACGTTCTTCACGATTTCGTTTCGGCGCTTCGCGATTTCATGGCGGCGCTTCCTTCGCTCACTCACGGCTCGACGCTCCGGCGTAGAGCCTCACGCGCGATAGCCCGTATTCGGCCAATGTCAGCGTCGCTCGCCAGCCAGCGCCCGCTTTCGATTTCGCTCAGCGCCTCTCGATAGCGCGCCTCTCTGCGCCAAGCCTGGTCGGTGAGAGCATCTACGACCCCCTGCGCGAGCGCGGGCGTGTCCATGACGCCGACGAGTTCGTCGTCTAAATAGATCGTGCGCCCAACCTTGCGGCCCACGCGCCACCTTCGCTCACTCACGGCTCGACGCTCCGGGGGGTGAGGGATTTCTGGAACGCGCGCAGACAGTCGATGATGCGTTCGTACTGCTCGATCAGGGCTTCGTGTTCCTCCTGCGACCCAACGAGCTTCAGGTCCCCTGCCGTCGCGTGGCCCCGCGCGATGTAGCTGACCCACTTGCGGTGACTCTCGCGCATGGCGGCGGCATCTTTGATCGCCTGCGAAACGTCGTCCGCGCTCGGTTTCCACCTAGCGGCGCTCATCCCTCGCTCCGGGGGTCGTCGGAGGGGGAGAGGGCGGCTTCGACGGACCCGACGGCGAACTCCACCGTGAACCGTTCTTCGTCGTCCTCGATGAAGCGGCTCACCTGAATCCCGCCGCACGACAACGCGCCCTCTGGCTTGACCCGCTCCAACATTCCACGTGTCTGCGACGCGAGCATGGCAGCGTCGGGCACGCCTTCGTCGCGCCACTCCCACTCGCCAGCGGCGTAGGCCGGTGCGAGCAGCCTGCCGACCTTCGCGGCCAGTTGGTCGAGGGCGAGGTCGTCTACATTCATCACTCGTACACGATCTTGTAGCTCAGGTGCAGCATGTGCCCGATGATCTGATCGGCCACGTACTCGCGGTCGGACACGTCGGCCACGTCGAGCGCATCGAGCAGCGCCTCGCGCGCGAGCGCGGACTTGCCTCGGTCGGTCAGGTAGGTGCGGTGGTTGGACTCGCGCCGCAGCAGGCCGTCTTGTGTCAGCCGCTCGCGCATCCGTTCGTGCTCGCGGAGCGCCGACCAGTCGGAGTCGCGCACCGCTTCCAGCACGCGGCGGGCGACCGTGTTCATCCCGGCGTGCTCGGACATCCGCGTGCCATCAGAACCGTGTTCTACCACGTTATGCACGCTCGCGCTCAAAAGAGCCGTCGAGACTCCGCTCAGCGCGAAAAATGGGGGATTCGTGCCCGGCCATGCACAACGGAACTCAAGTCGGGGCGAGGGAGGTGAGCCGCTCGCCCCGACTTGCCCTCTCCTCCTACATCACGGCACGCAGCGGCACCCTTGTCAGCTTGCGGTGCAGCGCGCGCTCCTCGGACGGACCCTCGTCTACCTCGACCGCCGTCGCGAGGCGCTCCAAGAACTGCAAGCTGGCTACGGGACTCGTGAGGTGAGCGGTCCCGATGCTCTCCTCCATGAGCATTCCGCCGTCGTGCTCTGAGCGTACTTCGACTACTGCCATACGTGGCTCCTGTTCGCATTCGCGGGCTTCCCTGAGAGCGTCGAGCAGGTCGCGAGCGAGAAACGCGCGGCTCTCAGGATCATTGCCCGAACGGTGGTCCTTCGGGCTTGTCAGTCTCTACCCCCAATCCGACCGACGCAAGAGCGACCTGTCAGATGATCCCGCACTTTCCGAGGATTAGTCCTCGGGAGATGTGGCGCGCGGGCTGGAGAAGATCAGGAACGGGATGCCAAGCGCGAGTCCGACCTGCTCCAACTTGACCTGAAAGGTCGCGAAGATTGTCAGGACTCGAACCTCACACTTGCTGACAGGCGGGTCATCTTCGTCCTTCTGCCACGCAAGCGCGCGGAACCACGCCGTCACGAAGCGCATCGGGTCCATGTTGTTGATCGCGACCCACGGCTCGGCGCAGCGGCGCTCGCACTCGGCGCAGCCGTCGATGAACAGTTGGCCCTCCCGAAAGCTCGGCAGGCTCGGGTGGTGGTCGTGGGCTAGTGCCACGGGAACAGCCAGCGGTGGGCACGCTGAGCGAGGGCGTGCGCCTCCTCAGCGTGGCGCTTGGCGATGTCGAGTTCCCCGAGGTCCAGAGCCGCGCTCGCGCGCTCGTTCTCGATCTCGGCCAGCCGCATGTACTTGCGGGCGCGCAGGGTCGTCACGCGCAGCACGAGCGTCAGGACGGCGATGCCAATGGTGATGCCGGTCAGGATCATCGCGCCGCCATCATCGCGCGGCACTCTTCCTCGATCCGGCGCATGCAGTCCACGTTGAAGATCGTGCCCGCCTGCGGGAAGAAGCAGTATTGCCGCCACGCGCCGTACCAGCGAATCTGCCCAAGCTCGCCCGAGGAGCGCCGGTTGCGCACGCTGACGATGCGCGTCTTGCGCACGTCGGGCACCGCGCAGTCCTCGAAGAAGATGTAGTCGTCGGCGCTCACGCGAAGGCGTCGGCGGCAGGGCCGAGGACGGAGCGCAGGAAGCAGCGCCGGTGAATGTAGACGTAGCTGATCGTCACCTCGATGCCGGTCGAGGTGCGGCCCGAGGAGGACAGAATCTCGCTGACGACGCTCTCCGGGGTCACGTCGGGCATGCGGAAGCCCTGGTCGCCGTCCTCGATCTCGTTCTGGCACCACCAGCACGTCTTGCCGACCGGCGTGTCCACCTTGTCGGCGTGCCAGTAGATCGGCGCTTCGAGCTTGTCTCCGAAGTAGTCCATGAAGTTGAGCGCCCCGGCATGGAGCGAAGCCATTACCGCCGAGGCGCGACGTAGTTATACACTCCCCGGCGCAAATCAACCGAAAGGACGCAGGATGCGTGTAGTAGGACTGACCGTAGCCCTGGTGTTGGGGTGCTGTTCGCCCGCGTGGGCGGGGCATAGTGGCGGCATCCCCGGCAACAAGGTCGGGGGAGGCGATGCGGGGTGTACGGGCAACCCGCACGACTTCGGGCAGCCGACAGGCAACCCCCACGACTTCTCGGAGGGTCGGCCTACGGGCAACCCGCACGAGTGCGCGGAAGTGCGTGAAGAAGGACGGTGCGGCTGCCATCCGTGTCCGCCGCCACCGCCGCCGCCGCCCGTGTGCCCGCCACCGACTCCGGTGCCGTGTCCGTGCTCGACGGTGACGAACGTGACCAACATCACCAACGTCACGAACATCACGAACGTCGTCGCGCCTAAGCCGCACAAGAAGCACCACAAGAAGAAGCACAAGCGGGTGCGCCATTTCCACCCGCACCCGAACCCGCGCATCTTCGCGGGCTGAAAAGGAAGGCCACCGGGCAAGGTTGTCGAAGCTCGGTGGCCCTCCTTACTTCCGCATCAGGCACTCCAACTACGAGCGCCGCGCGGGAGCCTACAGAAATATCGGGGAGGCCGTCAACCTAGACGAAGGTCGAGGTCCAGGTCTGTCGCCACGACGATAGTTCTGTCAAGAGTCGGCGGTGAGCTTGGGCATCTGCTCGGTGAGTTGCTTCAGCACCGGGCATTCGCCGTTGCGTAGCAAGCGACGATGACTATGAGAGCGATCTCCATACAGCGAGGCTACGCCGCCGCTCTCGTGGTCGCTACGTGGCGAACTACTGAGATACGCGCGGCCCGCCCCGCCTAGCCCTCTCTGCCGAGTCGGGCGTCGGAACCGACAGGCGCGAGACCGCACTCAGATCAGCCTCGGCGGACGGCTGCATGACAGGCCCAACCGGACCCCACCGCGCCCGCTGCCGCGCGCGGGCAGCCTACTAGACCACTTCGGTAGGTCGCCGGTTCGTGGCCTAGTAGGAGCCGGTCCCTTGGTGCCCCGCAGGACCGGGTGCTCGCCTCGGGAGCGGGTGGACGTGGAGGGCACTCGACGCCTTCAGAGCCGCGTTTCCCCGCAGGCAAGGGCCACACTACTACGCGGGGCACCCGAAGGTGCCCCGGCCCCAACACTCGCTAGGGGATAGCGGCCCGTCTTTGGTCCCTTGACCGTGTGCGCACCGAGGTAAGCGGGCGACCCTCCTGACCTCACCCTACCACCGCCCGCCAACCGATTTTTGCCGTGGCGCGACCGCAGTTGTGTCATGGGTCTGGATACTTCTGATGCTCCTGGCCGTGATGCGTGGGGCAAAGCCACCGAACCTCCAGCGGCTTGTCGTAATCGTCATGGTGCCCATGCGTATTCGGGTCGCCGCAGACTTCGCATGGACGGCGCTCGATTCGCCCTTCCTTCACCGCTTCTCGAAGCCGCTCCCTAGCCCGCCGCTTCTTCGGGTCCTTCCCGACACGCCCCTCGGCCCGCATCTTCGCCTGCGCCGCGCGCGCCCGCGCTCGTTCCGGCTCAGGGTCGGCCCGGTAGTTGCGCCGTTTCCGCCTCGCTGCACGCGCTGCCGCCTCGGGCGTAGGCGGCACATACCGTTTCGGGTGCGCGCGCCTGTACGCCTGCCGTGTCGCCCGATATTTCGCCGCCTCGTTGTTCTCGCGCCGCCAGTTGCGTTTGCGGCAGAGCGACGAGCAGAAGCGCGCGGTTCCGGTCGTTGGCTGTCCACACTCCTCGCAGATGCGGTGAGGGTAACGAGGCCATCGGACATCGCTTTACTTTGTGAAGTATTGCGGATTTTTCTAGGGATAAATTGTGCGAGTGTGTCCGGTGAGGGCGGTCGGGCGAGCCGGTCCCACGCCTTGGCGCATGGCCGGGGCGTCCGGGTGCGGATTGCACACGGCACGCGCCGCGCGCCGTCCGTGCGAGCGGTCCTCGCGGCGGCGGCGGCGGCGGCGTGCGCGCGTTCGGTCAGTCGGTCAGTCGGTCGCAGTCGGCGCGGCGGCGCGTGCGCGCTGTCGCGTGGCGGCGCGTGGCACATGACGCGGCGGCGTGCGCGTGGCGCGCGGCGGCGGCGGATAGCGTGGCGGCGCGTCATCGTTCGGCGGCGGCGTCAGCGGCGGCGCGTGCGCGTGCGCGTGCCAGTCGCGCGCGCTTGGCGGCGCGTTCGCGCTTGGCGCGGTCGCTGTCGCTGTCGGCGGCGATGGTCAGCGGCGCGTGCGCGGGTAGCTTCGCGTACACGTTCCGCGCGGGTATCGCGGCGAGTCGGGCGGCGCGCATGCCAGTCGGCGGCGCGTACACGGTCGGCGCGTGCGATAGCTGCTCGGACAGCGTGCGGAACCTTGGCGGCGGCGTGTACTTCGCGCCAGTCTCGCGCACGCCGAGTAGGTAGCGCATGCCTGCCGACATGCTCGGGCGTGTGGCGGCGACTGCGCGTCGCGTACCCTGCGCGCGGAGCACGGCGGCGGCGCGCTCGCGCTCGGCGCGCTCGCGCTCGATCTCGGCGTTCCGTTCGGCGTCGCGCTTGAGCGCGGCGGCGTTCGGCGTTCCGACAGCGGCGAGGGTTAGCGCGTGTAGGCGCGCGGCCTCGCGCTTGAGCGCGCGACCGACTAGCGGCGTGTGCGCGTCGCGCTTGGCGCGTAGTTTCTCGCGCCGTGTCAGCGTGCGGCGGCGTCCGCCCGGTAGCTTGCGAGTCTCGACATCGGCGGCGACATCGGCGCGCGAGTATCCCCAGTCGATAGCTAGGGTCCGTGCGCGGCGTTTGCGCGCCTCGCGCGAGTCATCGCCAAGCGTGAATAGGTAGCCCGTCGATAGCTCGCCGTCAGCGCGCCACGCCTCGCGCGCTGTCGCCGTGCGCGCGACTGTCCAAGTGTCGGCGGCGAGAATGATCGGCGCGCAGTCGGTCAGCGCGGCGAGCATGTCCGCCGCTGTCGGGTACGCGCCGCGCAGGTACTTGCGAGCGCGAGTCTGCGACTGCTCAAGCGTGGCGAGCGTGACCGATAGCTCGGCGGCGGCGGCGGCGTTCGGAACGTCGCGCGCGAGTCGGTAGAAGTATCGGGCGACCTGCTCGCGCGCGCCGTTCGGCGCGTCCTTGGCGAGTCGGTCGGTTATCGCGGCGGCGACCTGCGCGGCGGCGCGCGGCGGATACTTCGCGCCGATCTTGAGCGTGTAGCGGTCGGCGTCCGTGTCATCGGCGGCGCGCTGCTCGGACGCCTCGACAGTCTCGCTGTCGGCGCGTTCGCGCGCGTCGCGCTTGGCGGCGTCGCGCCGGTAGTTCATGGCGCGACCGATGTAAACCTCGACAGTTTGGCGCGAGTCATCGGCGCGCGCAGACTCGCCACCGGCTAGATGCTCAAGCGCGACCATTACTAGGTCCGCCGCGCAGTCTAGGCGCGACTCGGCGTCCTTCCGCGCGCCGCCGAATACATGACGCGCCGCGATGTGAGCGCGCCGCATGATCTCGCGCGGCGTGATTCTGCCCTCTAGCACGGCGCGCCGTTCCTGCGCGTCCGTTCGGATAGCGGACAGCGCGGAACGTGTCCGAGACTCGGCGGCGGCGACTTCGCGCGGCGTGAGAATAGTTCCTGACATGACTGACCTTCCCTTCCGTGTAGGCGTGGTTTGCACGCCTCAAATGATAGCGCGGCGCGACTGTAGTTGTGGCATTCCCGCGCCTGTGAAGGGAAGTCATGTCGCCGTGACATTCCTGACAGCGCGGCGATGTCAGCGGGTCCGTTCCCGCTGTCGCCGCTGTCATCGCGGCGTCAGACAGGGAAGTCATCGCGGCGTGACATTCCTGACGCCTCGCGCTGTCAGGAATGTCACGGCGACATGACTTCCCTTCCCATCGCAGGATGCGAGGCGCGTCGCGCCTCGCACACGTACACACACACACGGAAGGAAGGTCAGTCATGGCCGCCACGCAAACGAAGGACAAGGCCGCGCAGGTCAAGCTTGCGCAGTCGCTGCTTGCAGGGAAGGCGCGCGCCGCGCGCTTCACCATCGCCAAGGACGCGCCACGCGCGGACGGTACGTCATCGACGTTTGGCGAGGGTTGCTACGTCACGCGCGGCGTTCCCGTCAACGGCGGAACGTCGCCCGTCGAGCACATCGTCCTGGTGAACGGCGACCGTCAGTCGGGCATGCCCTTGACGGTCATCGCCGCCGCCATCGCATACGGCGTCATCCCGCGCGAGTCGGTGCTCGCGCTGCTCGCGCTGTCCGAGTAGGCGTCCGCGCCCGCGCCCGCAAGGGCGCGGGCGCTCCCTCTCTTGTTTTACGCCCGCGCCACGGGCATATCACGAACTGGCGCGGACGTAAGCCAAGATCACAAACGAACGCACGCGCAAGCGTGCGAGGAAGGTAGCCATGACATCGCTGCTCATACACATCGGCGTGAGCGTGTTCGCGCTCGCGCTCCTGTGGGTCGTCATGCTCGCGCGGATGAGCCGATGACCGCGCTCATCGTCAAGCTCTACACGGTGCGCGCGCGTCATGGCGGCTTCGACTGCCACGCGACGCTCGCGTATGACGGCAAGCCCGTCAAGCGCAGGGACGAACGATGCGTGAGCTTCTCGCGCACGTTCGAGTGCGAGTGCGGCGAGCCACTACACGACGGCGACAGATCGTGCGCGCGCTGCACGACGAAGGTCGCCTCGTACACGTCAACTGCGAGGCGATATGTGCGGCGGCGTGACATACCGCGTAGTCGGCGTGCCCGGTACGCACATGGGAGCTACGCGCGCGCGGATCAAGCGCGTGGTGGCCCGAGCCTACCGAGCGCACATACTTTCGTGGCGACTTGCTCGATGCGCTGCGCGAACGCGCGCGCTACGAGCAGTCGTCCCAAGATGAGGTCCTCAATGACAGCCTAAGCGCCTCGCGCGCATAGGAGAGTGACCATCGAACACGCGCATTCGTATGCGCGTTGTAGGCGTGAGACTGAGCCACTTGTGGCAGCGTCCTTGCGCCGAATACACGGGTGCGCACGGCATCCAAGCTATCCGCGAACCAACGTGCAGGCGCGCAGGGGTGCGTGCGGAAGCCTAAATGCTCCGCTATCTGCGGCAACAACGCACAAACTTGCAAGCGCACGCGCAAGCGTGTGAAACCGCGTACACGGGGCTGCGATGGAGCGACGCGGGTGGGTGTTCGATTCCCCACGCCCCGACTCATTCCACCGATCCACGCGCAACAATCCACACGAGGAGGTGAATCCATGCGCACGATCAACGCAGTAGACGCGCGCATGATCGCCATGCGCTATCTCGACATCGAGACTTTCGCGCACTCCGAACGGGTCGCGCTGAACGTCAACGGGCGCAAGGCGTGCGTTGTCGCGTGGCTGCACGATGTCATCGAGGACGGCACCGCGCCCAACGGCAGCACCATCGACATGCGCGAGCGCCTGATAAGGCGTGGCGTCGAAGGTGAGATTCTGGCCGCTGTCGAACTGCTCACGCGCGGCGAGGAATCCTACGCCGCGTACATCGACAGGATCGCGAACGCGACAGGCTGCGCGGGCAGGCTCGCGCGTCGCGTCAAGCTGGCCGATCTCAACGACAACCTCTCTCGTGGCGGCGCAAAGGCCGTCACGCTCCGCGCACGCTACCTACGTGCGCGCAAGAGGCTAAGCAGGGCCGAACCGTGCGCAAGCTAAGGCGCACGATCACGGTCCTGCTCATCCTCGACTTCAGCATCTACCGTCCGTACTTGCGCGAATGGGCGCGCGATATGTGCGGCGTCGAACGAGGAGGATCACGATGATCTCCGGTACGTACAACAATCCCACGCGCGAGAGATTTCGCGCACGGGTGGCAAGACAATCCGCCGAACGCGATGCAAAGTTGCTCGCAAGCGCGAGCAAGCGCATCGTGGCCGAACAGGACCCTGCGCATGGGCTGACTTCAGTCGATCCAACAGGATTCCTCGCGGTGGGCATGCTCAGCTACGACCCACGCACGGACACGCTGGAGCGTGCGGCATGAAGAACCTCGCACTCAAGCGCCAACTGGCCGCGTTCGCGCGCGGCTACCAAGTCCGCGTGATCTATCGCGGCAACGAGTCGATCCACTCGGCAAGCTCGAACAAGCACGCGCGAGAAATCGCAGCGTGGCATGTCAAACGTGGCGCGACAGCGCACGTCGAACTTGTCCTGAAGTAAGCCAGACTTCTCGCGCGGTGCCCACATCTGCGCGCTGGCGGACGGTGATCGTGGCAGAGACCCTGCGAACCGCGCGTCCGATCCATACCGTCCGCCAGACGCGGCAGAACCCACGCCTACTCCGCGAGCGTACTCGACTTTGCGGAGGCAGGTATCATCGACGATAGTTGTGCGCTCACGGGCGCGCACATCTGCGAACGGAGGCTTTGCCCGAATGCGAACCAACACCGTCTACCTGATCCACGCCGAGCGCGGCATCGCGTGCCGCAAGGGTGCGGGCAAGAGCTTTGCTCAGCACTATCTCGGCAGCACGAGCGATCTTGAGTCGCGCCTAGCCGAACACGCGAGCGGGCAAGGCAGTCCGCTGATCGACGCTTGGAATCGACTCGGCATCGGTTGGTCGGTCAGCCGCACATGGCGCGGCGGTCGCAAGCTGGAGCGCAAGCTGAAACGTCGCAAGAACGCGCGCGGGCTTTGCCCCGCGTGCAAGGAGGCAGCGTGACTTACGAACACAATCCCATCCCACCCGACACGGAGATGCGCAACGGCGCAAGCGTGCCCGACTTGATGACCAAGCTGACGAACGCCATCGCAGCTAAGGAAGCTGCGACCGGCAAACCCGCGCGCAAGAAGCGCGCACCCGCCAAGAAGGAAGGAGTCAAGGCATGACCACAGAGGCGACACCCGCACGCGAGCCGACACCGAAGATGCTCAACTTCGTCAAGCGTCTGCTCAACGAACGCGAGTTCACGCCGACCAACGGATTCACGGTCGAGCAAATCATCGAGCAGGCAGACGCGCTCACGTTCGATGAATGCAAAGCGTGGATCGACACCCTCAAGAAACTGCCCGTGCGCAAGAACGTGAGCGAGCGCAAGCGACAGCTTCGTCAAGCCATCGTGCCGTTCGCATGACCGATCCGCGCTTGTGTTGCGAGTTTCACCATGACCGACCGGCGACACATCTCGCGCCCCGGCACAAAGGCGGCGACGTGGATGTGCCGTGCGAATACACACCGATCTGCGCCGAGCACGTCGAGGACTGGCGCGAGGACGTGGACGCAGACGAGGCGCTGCCGATCTTCGACCTGACGGCGCTGCTCGAATGGGAGGCGTTTGTGGAGGACGTGCGAATGCGCGGAGCCGAGGGCTTGGAGGCGCTGGAACAGGTGGTGATCGCGTGATCTCTCCCATGCTCGCGCAGGCGTCCGAAGTTGTGCCCACGGACGCCAACAGCGTCATCGAGCCGAAGCTCGACGGTTGGCGTTGCATCTACGCCGAACGTAAGTTGTGGTCACGCAGCGGCGCGCCGATCACGCAGGTTCCGTACATCGTCGAGGCACTCATGGACTCACCCGAGGGCACGACGCTCGACGGCGAGCTAATCCTGCTCGATGCGCCACCCGGCGAGCACTTCACGCGCACGTCGAGCATCCTCAAGCGCAATGCTGAGCACCAGCCCACGGACACCGAACCGCGTCTGCACTACGTCATCTTCGACCTGCTGCATTGCGAAGAGAACGACCTGCTCACGGCCACGCTCAAGGAGCGGCGGCTGTTCCTGAAGCTCGTCGGCAAGCTCGTCGATGACAGTCTCGTTCACGTCATTCCCGAACGCGCGGCTGACGAAGGCGCGGAGGAGTTCTACGAACGGTGCTGCGAAGAAGGCTATGAGGGAGTAGTTGCCAAGCGGCTCGACTCGCTCTACGTGCCCGGCGCGCGCAATGCGGGCTGGACGAAGATCAAGCCAGAACTTGAGATGGACGTAGAGGTGACGGGCACCTACCCGGCTGACCCCACGTCCAAGTACCACGGCAAGGCTGTCGGCGGAATCACCTTCCGCACGCCCGAAGGGTACGAAGGTCGCGCGGCGGGCATGGACAATGCACTCCGCGAAGCACTCTTCCACGACGCGAGCGAATACACGGGCCGGGTCGCGGTTGTCGCTTATCAGAGCGTAGGCGAAGGCGGCGCTCTACGCTTCCCACGATTCAAGCGCTTCCGCGACCCGGCAGACAAGAGCGTCGCTGACCTGAACGCAAGTCCCACGGCGACGATCTTCGTGCGGCGAGCGGCTGAGGCCGAGGACCGCGCGCGACAGCTTGAGGAGCAGAACGCTGAGCTACGCAGGCGGCTGGAGGGCGCTGTCAAAGGTGTCGGCGCGACGAACGGCACGAGCGGGCGCAAGCGTGCGAGCAGCGGGCCGAAAACCCGCAACTACAACGCGATGACCGCCGCGAAGCTGCAAGCGGCCATCGAAGAACTCGAAGGAGGGTACGGCGTGTCCACCGACAAGGCGCGCGCGACCGAAGCGAACGGAGGCTGGACCGTGGCACGGCATCTGCAAGAGGCCAAGAAGGTGCGTGCATCGAGATGACCGCCAGTCAGGTTCGTCATCGCTCGTTGACTTCCCTTGTGTACCGACTAATCCCGCTGTCGATCTACATGCGGTGGGCCGACTGGCACTTCAAGCGCGAGCACCCGCACGCCGAGTACACGGTCGGCTACGTGATGCGCGACGGCAACCCGCACGACATCTCAAGCCACGGCAACAGTTTGCTGTCGGCGCTGCGCGCACGCGAACGCGAGGAGCGCAAGTACGCGAGCAAGTACGACGATCCGCGACAGGCTCGCTACTGGTGCCATTTCTACATCTACGACCGCGAGGACGAGGAGCGCGGCTACTTCGGAGAGGAGTCACTTTGCTAATCACCAACACACGGAGGCGCACGTAATGGCTGCGGCCACGAAAGCGAAGCTCACGGCAGTCAAGCCCGAAGCGGGGCTGTTGCCACGATTCAAGTCCATCTTTGGCAAGGGTGGGCTGCTCGACCAGCACAACGTCGAGCGCACGGAGGAGATCAACCTGCTCGCGCTCGCGGTCCTCGGCGGCTGCGACCTGCTGTTCCTCGGAGACCCCGGCGTCGGCAAGTCCTACCTGCTGGAGATGTTCACCGAGCACGGCATGACGAACGCGACCATGTTCGATCACATGATCTTCAAGGAAGCGGGCGCGGACGAACTCATCGGCATTCGTTCGGTGAAAGCGTTGCAGGAAGATAAGATTCGGCGGATCGTCGAAGGCACGCTCTGCGAGGCGGACACCGCGCTGCTCGACGAGATTTTCAAGGGATCGGCAAGCGTGCTGAACGCGCTGCTGGACCTGTTCGCGAAACGGGTCATCAAGGTCGGTGGCAAACCCATCGACTGCAAACAGCTAATCACGATCCTCATGGCGTCGAACGAGCTTCCCGACCGCGAGGACCTGATGCCGTTCCGCAACCGCATCGACATGACGACCATCGTGCGCCCGGTGCAGACGCCAGACGGTCGCAAGAAAGTCCGGCAGATTCAACTCGGCCAGATGCAGAACGGCGTCACGTTCGCGGGCGAACCGCTCACGCTCGAAGAGATACACACGGCGCGCGCGGAGGTCGAAGCTATCGACCTGCCTGAGCCGGTGGGCGAGATGCTCGACGACGCGCAACAGAAGTGCATGGAAAGCGGCTGGATTGTCAGTCAGCGGCGCATGAAGAACGTCTACAAAGTGGTCAAAGCGAACGCTTGGCTCGCGGGGCGCAAGGAATGCGCTGCGGACGATCTCCTGCCCGTCCAACACATGCTGTGGGACCTGCTCGACCACCGCGACGCGGCGCGTTCGATCATCCTCGAATACGCGAGCAAGTTCACGCGCAAGGCCGAGCGGCTGCGCCAGTCCCTTGAGCCGGTGCTCAAGAGCATGGACGACCTGAAGGCCAAGATCAACGAAGAGGGCGGCACGCCCTCGCAGGACACCATCGAGGAGGGCATGAAGCTCCTCGGCACGCTGCGAGGCGTCGGGCGCGAAGCCAAGGCGCAGATCGCGGAAGGTGACAAGCAGGGACAGGACACGAGCATTCAGAAGGACCTTCTGTCCGAGATCGAGCAGGCGAACGAATGGGCCGAGCACGCCCTGATCGGAGAGTTGTAGATGATGATGGTGAACACACTCCAAGCGCTCCTCGGGCGCGAAGCGTCCGAGCGCGTCTTTGAGCCGGACCTGCCGAAGTCTGTCGTCACTCACACGAGTCTCGATGACTTGGCTCTCGGCAACCTGCTCGAAGATTCGGTGCGCTTCCGCGAGGTCACGAGCGAGGCACCGAAGGTGCCCGCAGACGTGCCCGAGCCGGACCCAATCGACATCACCACGGCGAGTCGCGAAGAGATCGCGGCTTATCAAGAGCAGTCCCGCGCAGCGCGCGCGGCGAAGGAAGAAGCCGCCGAGTATGGCGGATGGGGCGACCTGCGTGACGACATGTTCCGCATGCTGCACACGCACGACGCACCCGAGCTAGAGGATGAGGTGGACGCGAGCCGCGAGTTGAACAAGCGGATCATGGCGAAGTTCCACCCGCTCGACGAGATCGCGGAGATGCGCAACATCACCCGCGACGATCCGACTGCGGCAGGCATCGGCACGATGGCGCTCACGCGCCGACTGCGCGAGACCTGCGAGGAGTCGCTGGTCGAGCAGATGCGCGAGTCCGACGAACTGGAGAAAGCGCGCAAAGAAGCGGAAGAGCACGAAATCGAAATCGAGAACATCGTGCCCGGTGGCATCCCCGGTCCCGAAGGCGAAGGCGGTCAGCCGCAAGGCACGACCGCGACTGCCGGTGGCGAAGGCGGTGGAACGCCCGCGCCGGTCAAGCTCAGCCAGAAAGCGAAGGAACAGTTGGCCGAACTTGAATCGAAGCGTGACGCGGCCCGTGAACGCGCAGAAGAACTCGCCAACCACCCGACGCCGATGGGACGCGACGCGCTCGAAGGCATCGAAGATGCGGCCAAGGCCGGTCAGGAAGCTGCGGAAGCGGCGAAGGGCGTGCCGCGATTCGGCGCAGGCATCGGCAAAGGCGAGCCGACGTACACGTCACCCGAGCAGGCGCTCAGCATCGCGGAACGGTGGGCCAACGATCCCGACCTGCGCGCGATGGCGGAACTGTTCGGCAGGCTCGACAAGGACATCCGCTTCAAGCGCTCCAAGCGTGTCGTCGGAGGTAACGACGAAATCGTGGACGTGCGGTTGGGCGACGACCTGCGGCGCACGCTGCCCAACGAGCTATCGCAGCTTGCGGCAGGCGGCGCGGCTGCGGACGACTTCTACTCGCGCTTCGTGAGCAAAGAGGTCATGGAGTACCAGACCGTAGGCGAAGAGCACGCCGGTCGCGGCCCGATTCTCATGGTCCTCGACGGCTCCGGCTCGATGCACGGCGACCGCAACGTGTGGGCGCGAGCCGTGGCGATGTGTCTGCTGCACATCGCGCGACTGGAGCGGCGCGACTTCGCGCTGGTCGAGTTCTCTGGCGGGCACCAGACCGAAGAGTGGCACTTCAAGGCCACCGACCCGATGCCCGGTCAGCGCGTGCTCGACATGGCATCGCACTTCTTCGGAGGCGGCACCGTGCCGCTCCTCGGCATCGAGCGTGCGAAGAAGATCATGGCCGAAGCGCCCGCGTTCAACAAGGCGGACATCGTGCTCGTTGGCGATGGTGAATCCGGCTTCGGTCCCGAAGATGAGCGACTACGCTCAGAGCTTACGTCGATGGGCGTGCGCATCTTCGGAATCTGCGTCGGCGGCTCGTGGGACTACATCACGAAATACTGCGAGCCAGACGGACATGTCGTGGACGTTCACGACTTCAACCTACAAGACCCAAGCGCGGCGACCGCCGAGCTTGCGACCCACATCACTTGAACGTGTGTGTGCGTTCATCGGGCGGCTGGAGGCACGGTCCTCGCGGCGACCGCCGAGCTTGCGACCCACATCACTTGAACGTGTGTGTGCGTTCATCGGGCGGCTGGAGGCACGGTCCTCCAGCCGCCCATAACAGGACTCAAGTCAAGGAAAGGACATGACGACTCACACTCCCGGCCCGCTCACGGACATGGTTGCCGTCAGCGGCAAGTCCGGCGTCAAGCCGTTGGGCTACATCGTGTGGTTCAGCGTGCCCGACAAGCCGGTACGACTCACGCATCTCAAGAAGTGTTGGGCGCTTGTCGGTGGACTGGACCCGAAAGTCCTTCCGCCCGATCCGCGCCCGCTGTACCTCTTCAAGCGTGCGATGCGCGCTCAGGAGGGCAAGATTCGCAACGACGACGGCACGGTCACGGAGACCGACGTGAAGCCGATCAGCGAGGACCACGACATCTGCGACTACCAGATCAGTCGCGTGACTCGTGACACGGCGAAACGTCAGGTGGACTACCCGAAGGCGATGCGCGTCACGTTCGACAAGCACAACGTCAACGACCCGCTCACGTTCTCCCCGTTCAAGGAAACTCCGCTGTCCGACATCCTGCCGATGCAGGAGAGCATCGAACAGTATTACGAGCAGAACGGCAAGATGATCGACGGGCGCAAAGTGCGCACGATGGTCCGCGAGTTCATCCGCGACGACGACAACCGCGCCGACCAGAAGGACGGCACGACCGGGCTGAGCGGCGAGAACCTGCGAGGCAAGGGCGGCGGCGTGTACTTCGTGCTGGAGAAGTACAAGGACAAGCTCGACGGTCTGGCGGAAGCGCTGCACGAGCTTCACCCGGATGGTTCGGCGTATCTCTACATGGTCCCGCTGGCGGACGGCGCGAGCGAGCGCGAGCTTGTGCGGCGTCACCACGTCAACAACACCGTGAAAGAGATGCAGGAAGCGATGGCGGACGTTGGTGCGCTGCTGCGCGAAGATCGCAAGCAGGCCGTGCGCTCCGACCACGCGGCGTTCCATTGGCAGCGGTTGCAGGCGCTCCGCAGACGTGCTGCGGAGTACAACGCGCTGCTGGAGGAGGAGCAGGAGGACGTGACTCAGATGTCCGCGATGCTGGAGAAACAGCTTCGCAAGCTCCCCGGCGCGGTGGCGGCATGAGCCGTCGCCGCGTTGGATGGCAGGTCCCACGCACTCGTCCTATCGAGATTGAGTGCCCGCATTGCAAGGCCAAGCCGCTGCACCCATGCAAGACAGCGAGCGGCTGGCCCATTCGCGGCTACCACCAGAGGCGCAAGCACGAGGCCGCGTTCATCAACTACCTCGACGTAAAGGGAGGATTCCGCTGATGGCGGTACGAGTGAAGATCAGACGACTGAAGTTGCTGCAACTGCTGGAACAGGCCAAGCAGCGCAAAATCGCGGCACATGAGAAGCACATCGAGAAGTACAACGAGGCGCTCGCGAAAGCGCGCACAGAAATCGTCAAGGAGCTTCGCGCCAAGGCCGACGCAATCGAGGCTGGCGAGGATGTCTACCTTCGCAACGAATCGCGGGATAAGGAACAACGCCCGCGCAAGGGACAGCGCTACGGCAGAACTGTCTACGTCAACATGCTCTGCTTCGACTCGAAGATCACGGTCCCGCGCAAGCCGGAACGCAACGACAGCGAGATACACGAGATCGAGCGCTGCATCAAGCTGCTCGACGCGAGCGAAGAGGACACGATCACGGTCGGTGAGACCGACCTGCGCACCTACGGCATCGGCTCCGCGCTCGCGCTGGAGGACGACTAGGTGCCGCGCAAAGCAGGCTACGTCTACGTCGAAGTCGATTGGGAGCTTGACGGCCACTCGATGCGAAGCGCAGGCGTGACACGGATCGTCGGCATTCCCATCGACGAGTTCAACGACAGGTTCAACGAGCCGCCCGAGGAGTGGGTCGCTGACTGGCTCAGCGACGAGCTTGGCTGGCTCGTCAAGGGATGGAGTTTCGCATGACCAGTACGTTCGCGGACATCGAGCGGTCGCTACGACAGCCGCCGCCGATGTCCGAAGCACCTACGCTCGCGCCGCTCAATCTGGATGAGCGCAGCGGCAACGAGCTTCGCCCGGCGACCTTCGATGAGATGGTCGGGCAGACACGACTCAAGTCGCTTCTACAGCGCGTGGTCTCGGTCGCCAAGACGACCGGCAAACCGCTCGACCACATGCTGCTTGTCGGCAGCGCTGGCACCGGCAAGACCACCTTCGCGCTCGTGATCGCGCATGAACTCGGGACGCGCGTGTTCATGCTCAAAGCGCCCGTCGCGTTCAACATGTTCGAGGCGCTGGCGCAGGCGGCGCGACCCGGCGACGTGTGCGTGATCGACGAGATTCATCTCCAATGTTCTGGTGATCGTCGCGGACTCACCCAAGCTGCGGACCCCGAGGTTTTCTACCACGTCCTTGAGGACAAGCGACTCATGGCCGAGAGCACGATGATCCCATTCCCCGACGTGACCTTCATCGGCTGCACAACTGACGCCGGACTCCTGCCAGAGCCGTTTCTGGACAGGTTCCCGCTCCAGCCGCAGCTTGACGAGTACACCGACGAGGAGATGGCGGTGCTGGCGAAGGCGAATGCCCGCTGGCTCGACATGCAGATCGACGACAGCGCGGCGCTGGTGTTCGCGCGCGCGAGTAGAGATGTGCCACGGCAGATCAACACCTACGTCCGCAACGCCCGGTCGCTCAACGTCGGCAGCATCGACGAGTGGGTGGCGAAGGAGATCGTCTGCTCGCTGAACAGCACGACTCTCGACGGGCTAACACGGGACATGCAGTTGATGTTGAAGTTCCTGCTGGCGTGCCGACGCGAAGATGCGAAAGGCAACGTCCGCTACCAGAGCGGTGTGAACAGCATCGCTACGGCGCTCGGCAAGTCGCGCGACTCGAAGGCGGTCGCGCTCTACGTCGAGCCGTATCTCATCAAGGCGGGCTACGTCATCGTCACGCACGGTGGCCGCGCGCTCACGGACAGAGGCAGAGAAAGGGCAGAACAGCTATGAAGAGGCTACGCGAGCAGTTTCGCGCCGACGAGGACGCGCTTGAGAGCGCGGTCGCGATGGTCACGAATGACCTAAACGCCGTCATCAGCGACGACGACGTGCAGGGCACCTACGAGTCGCTGGAGAGCCTCACCAAGTCACTCAGCACGCTCGACGACAACGTGACGCAGTTCATGGAGAACGCGGAGCGCGCGCTGGAGGAGGCCGAAGCGAAGGCGGACGCGCGGACATGAAGCTCAACATGAAGGCCACGTTCACCGTCGAGGTGCCCGACGAGGCGCAGAGCGCGCAGGTGCTCGAAGCCGTGCGCGACACGCTCACCGGCTTGCCGTTCACGACGATACGCAAGTCGGTCGGCGCGCGAAGCCACGACCTGAGCGACTCGTCGGTGATCCACGTTGGATTCGTACAGATAGGAACGACATGAGCCGCACGAGGATTCACAACAGCATCGCCAACGGCACCGCGCGCTACGCGGTGATCCGCGAGAGCGACGGCACCTATTCCGTCGTTGACAAGCAGAAGGACGGCGGGCCGGATCGCTACTGCTTTCGCGGCTCACGCACGAGCGCATGGCGTGAAGCCGCACAACTGGAGGAGGAACACCGTGAAGCGACGCGGACTGTTTGACGAACTCGGCGCGGTACTCGGCACACCGCAGGACCGCCAGAAGGACGTGCTCACGAAAGCACTTGAGTTGCGCCGTCAGGCGTGGTTCGAGGCGCACGGCGACCGCTTCTACTACCGAGGCGGCGCGGACCTGCTGCTCCAGCACGGACGCTTCTACAGCGGTCGCGAGTGCCCCGACAAGTACGCGCATCTGAAAGGCGAGCCGTCGATGTGCTTCTACAACGCGCTGGCCGCGTGTGAAGCGTGCCCGGAGCTTCGCTACTGCGAGGGCGTATACGCCATCGGTCAGGGTCACTACACGCCGCATGCGTGGTGCCTCGACCCGGACGGCGAGCTTGTCGAGGTCACGTTGCCGACCGATGCGCAGAGCATCGCGATGGGCCTCGAATACACGACCGGACAGCGCGTCCTCAAACTCGACTTTTGGGGCTATTGGGGCGCGGTGTTCAACACGGAGTACGTGCAGGCGGTGAAGAACTTTCAGGACGACTGCCTGCCGGTGCTGGACCGCCCGACTCAGGACGGGTGGGAGGAGAACTGCGCCGAGTGGCGCGAGGACTGGCACGTCTTGCGCGTGCCCTACGACGAGAACAGGAGGACGATGGAATGATGGCGCGACTGCGCGGGCGCGCGTCACCGTGGCCGAACGGCGTCACCGTCGCGCAGCTACGCGAGTACCAAGGGCGCGTGCGCGCGATGGACGAGGCGGGCTTGGCCGACGAGCTTGAGCGCGTCGGTGCGCTGGACCCTGCGCTGCGCCATTGTCTGATCGGCGTGGTGCAGGAGCGGCTCATGCTGCTCGCGCGCGTGCGGGAGGTTCTGACGTGAGGGTGCCAACGCCTGCCGTACCTAAGTGCGATTTTTGTTCGTCACGCCCGGTGACGTGGGACTTCCCATGCCGCGACTTCAGTATGTCCGTGAGCGAGCCGCTGACCGGCACGTTCAACAGCCACGAAGGATGGGCCGCGTGCGCGGCGTGCGCGGCGCTCGTCAGGAAGGGCGACAGAGAGGCGCTGGCCCGCAGATCGGTGAAGAGGTATCGCAAGCTCTACCCGCACGCGATCCCGCTGACGCTGCGCGAGGTCCGGCGTCTGCACGACACATTCTGGTCAAACCGCGAAGGAGAGGGGAAACCGTGGGACGGGACGCCCGGATGAAGCGCGAGCCATGCCCGACGTGCCCGTGGCGCGTGGACAAGCACGCCGACACGATCCCCGGCTTCAGCCTGGAGATGGCCGAGAACCTCGTCACGACCTGCTCGGGCGAGTTGGGCGCGCCGATGTTCGCGTGCCACCAGAGCAAGCCCGACAAAGAGATCGTCTGTCTCGGCTGGCTCGTCAACTACGGATGGGACTCGCTGACCGTGCGCCTCAACCTCGCAGCGGAAAAGCTGACGCCCGAGGACTTGGAGCGCGGCGAGGACTGGCCCGAGTTGCACGACACGTTCGAGGAAGTGATCGAGAAGCTCAGAGAGGACATGGATGCCACAACTTGAATCAGGGCAACAGCCCGAGGAGGGGGTCCGTGCAGATTTTTCCTCAGAGGCTCCGACCCGCGAGGGCGATGAAACCCTGGCGGCGGTGGACCGGCTTGAGGAGCTTGCAGAGAGCGCCGTCGCGAAGGTGCGCAGCGGCGAGACCAACAAACGCCGAGGCTTCACGATCACGAAGTTCGGCAAGCACCCGGACGGCTACTACCACGCGCGCGTCACACCGAGCGGCGGGGCGACCGTCTATGTGTTCTGCAAGTACGGCTCGTGGATGGCACCCGGCTCGATCAAGGGCAAAGCGGTGCTGAAGGAGGTTGTCCACAAAGAAGTGCTGGAAGAGCTTGCGCGCATGGCGCGGGCCGCACGTAGAAAGGAGGGGAGATCGAATGGAGACACCGATACAGGTGAAGGGTCCGACGAAGGACCTGATGCTGACGGTGAGGATGCTCGTTGACTTGTACGGCGAGGAGGAATGCGAAGGCGCGCTCGAACGAGTGGCCGGACTCAAGCCAGAGCAAGTGCGCGCGGCGATGCAGCAGTACCACGCGAGCGACAACTAACCCTCCACCAGTACATGACCGTGTGGTACGATGCCACACATGAACACGGAAGGAGCCACATGGCTAAGAAACCGATGACGGAGCGCCAGAAGGAGATCAAGCGTCTACTCGACGGCGGCGCGGAGGTAGGCGAGATCGCTGAGCTTCTGCACACCAGCGCGCAGGCCATTCACAACCAGATGTCACGCATGCGCGCGGCGGGGTATCTCCCGAAGGCCAAACGCGGAGGTCGGCGCGTCGCGGCGAGCGCGAGCGCGAGCGCGCCGACGCGCGATGTCGCCATTCCGCCGCCCGAGGTCGCAGCGCGGGCCGCGAGCAACGGCAGCCGCACGGTCGAGGAGCACTTGGCGACCGAGCTAAACGGCGTCATCACGCGGCTCGACGAGATCAGCAACGAGACAGCAGCACTCGCGGAGGAGGACGGGCGACTTCAGTCGCGGCGCGAGCGGCTGGAGGCCGCAACGAAAGCGCTGGCGGGCACCGCAGCGTAGAGGACGACTCGTGTGCGGGGCGTGACCAAGAGCGCCCCGCACACGCGAAAGGATGGCATGGACAACGGCAGCCTAATGGCGCGTTTCGAGCAAGAGCACATCGACCGACACAGCATCAGCAGTCAGCGGCGTCGCGTGACGCTGCAAACCCTCAAAGGACTGGCCGAGCGACTGGAAGGTCGCACGCTCGCAGAGCTAACGCCGTCCGACATCATGGCTTGGCAGGCCGCAGAGTTGAAGCGCGGTCTCGCACCCAACACGCTGCGCAACCGCGAAAGCATGGTGCGCGCGTTCCTGACTTGGGCACTCCAGGCTGGCGTCATCACGTTCGAGCAGTCAGCACGACTCAAGTCGGTTCAACCGGCGCGGGGAACGCGCGTCAAAAAACCGCCGAAGCCCTACAAGCGCACCGAGGTCATTCGCCTGCGCGAGCAGATCGCGGAGAAGTACCCGGTCGCGCCCGTGAGGGGCCGTGGCTCGCTCGTCGTGCGCCGCTGGCTGGAAGGGCGCGCGAAGTACAGCGCCGTCGTGAAGCGTCACGCGCGGCGGCTCCAGCTTGAGGCGCAGGTATCGCTCGCGCTGGAGGAGGGGCTGCGCTTGCACGAGATACACCACCTGACGCTCGACGGGCTGTCGCCCGAGAACGCGGCTGTAGTTGTGCAGACGGCGAAGCAGAAGCCCGGCGAGGTCCGGTATCGGGAAGTGCCGTGGACTGCCCACTCGCGCGCGCGCGTGAAAGAGTGGCTGGAGTTCCGGCGTCAGCTACCCGTCAAGCACGCCTCGCCGTGGCTCGCGCTCACGTCGGCAGACCCGCTCGCACCGCAGAGCTATGAATGGCTGCGCAAGTGCTTGCGTCCGTATTGCTGGCACCGGCTGCGTCACACCTTCGCTACGGAGCGCCTGCGCGCGGGCATGACGCTGGAGAAGGTGCAGGTGATGATGGGCCACGCACACCTTGAGCAGACGCTCGCCTACACGGAGATCGTCGGCTCCGATGTCACAACTCAAGCTGAGCGGTCAGAGAGCGAGTTCGCTCGCCTGATCGGACTGGAGGCAGCATGAACACCGAGATGAAGGCACCGCCGTCGTGTCCGACGTGCGGGAAGGGGATGCACTACCACGGCGGCACCATCGGTTTCGTGTGCTGCGAGTGGAAGCTGCTCTATCGAGCGGGCGGTTGGTTCGACGCCAACGGCAAGCCCTTGTCCGACCGACGCCTGAAGGCGTGACGCAAGTCGCGCGGTGCCGGTGCAGTACATGTCAGAAACACCTACCCACAACCCGACTAGGGGAGAGCAATGAAGCATCGTGAGCGAAAGGATGCCGCGAAATGAAGGCAGCAGATGTAAGAGAGGCGATCAAGCACAAGACCGCCGTCGCAATCGGTCGCGGCTTCGTCCGTGGCGAAGTGCCGACTACCTTGCGACAGGCCATCGTGCTGAAGATCGACGGGCGCAAAGCGCGAGTCCGCTACGTGGACAACGGCACGCTTGGCAACGTCAACATTCGGGACATCTACAACGTCTGGCAGGAGTCCTACAAGACCCGCGCGCCGGTACAGCCGAAGCCCGAAGGTCCGCAGGAGACTGAGGTCCGAAAGATTCCGCTTGGCGACATCTTTATCCCGTACTCGGATGAGTTGTTCGGCGGGAAACTCGGCTACCAGCGCAAGCGCACCGAAGAGGAAGCGATGAAGCTGGCGCTGAACCCGGACGTACACCGTTGGGAGTTCCCGCACGTCAGCGACCGCACAACTACAGATGAGCCGTTGGGTCCGAATGGTGAGCGGTACGCGCTGCTCGACGGCGTGGCGCGCTACCACGCGCATGAGCTTCTTCTGCGCAAGGTGATGCGCTGCGAGGTTCACATCGGGCTGAGCCACGAGGCCGAGGCGAAGCTCTGCCACGATCTCTGGCGTGGGCGCAAACCGCACTCGTCGGGGCAGTCGTTTCAGGAGATGCTCGTCGCGGGCGATGCGATGCACGTCGCCATCGACAAGATTCTCAAAGGCGGCGGCTACCGGATCGGCGGCACGCGAAAAAGTCACTCGGCTGTCCGCAGGCGGTCATCCGCGTGTACCTGCTCGATGAAAGCGGCGAGCACCTGCAAGCCGCACTCTGGCTGGCCGAACCGCTCGTCGAGGAGCGCAAACTGAAGGCTCCGATCTTGGAGGGACTTGCGTTGTTCCACAAAGAGTACGGGACTTCGGTCAACATGATGGCGTTCCGGCAGAAGCTCGCCAAAACGTCCGTCACGGTCCTCGAAAAAGCGATGAGCCGTGCTGTTAGCTCTGGCAGTCAGGCCGATGAAGTCCGTACCGAGTGCATCAAGATATGGAACAAAGGCAAACGCGCCGAGGCGCGGCTCGCTGCGTAGGAATGGGCCGTCACCGTCGTAACCGACAGAAGCTACGTCACAAGCTGGAGGATCGCATTGGCGAAGAACAGTTCGCGGACATCGTTCAGAGCGCAACTCAAGGCGAGTTGAAACACCCCGCGATGGTCGCCAACAGTCCGCAGCGCATACGGCGCATCGCGCGTGGGTGCGGGTATTCGCCCGCCGACGTTCGGCTCGCGTTCAAGGCACTCGCGTCGGCCTATCACGGCAAGGCGACGGGGTTCACCGAGCAGAGGTTCCGCGACATGAAGCGGGAGTTCAGCGAGGAGGAGCGCGAAGAGTTCGCGCGGCGCAAGCGGCACGCCGAATGGGACAAGAGATGGCACGAGGACGAGGAGGGCAGGCACCACCGCGTCGAGGAACGACTGGCAGTCGCGCTCGCCAAGGAGGGGCCGTTCAACGATCTCGTCAACGAAGCGCTCGCGCTCGACATGGAGGACGAGGAGCGCATCGAATACCTGTACGAGCTACTGGAGGAGGATGGGCGCGAGAACATGGCGGTCGGCGTCCTCTACTTCGGCTACGGCCCGGAGTTTGAGGCGGCGCAGGAGCGTGAGCTTACCTTCGAGGAGGCGTGCGAGATGATCGACACGTTCGACGCGGAGGCAAAGGCCGACATGATCCAATGGGGCATCATCGTTTGCCTCAACCGTGAACGTGGCAAAAAAGCCATCCAGCAGCGGCGCGAAGAAGGTCAGGAGGACCCCGACATCGTTGGTCGCCATCTCATGCGCATGCGCAACGGAAAGCCCGAGCGCGGCGAGGTCATCGCGCAGACGGCAACCGAGATTCTCGTCAAGTTCGAGGGCGCGGAGGAGGCCGAGCTATTCACCGCTGACAGCGTGATCGCAGAGATAGGAGCGAGAGATTGAAGTCCTGGCAACGACTACAGAAAGGCGTGTTCAACCCGGTCGAGCAAGAGCGTGCGCGGCAACTGACCGCGAGCATCGGCGCAGAGTGGGTGCCCGACGACGAGGTATGGCTCAACGACGAGTCGCGACTTGTCGATCAGGCAGACCAGACGCACTTGTGGTGCATGCCCGAGGGCATGACGCTGGAGATCGGCTTCCCCGACCGTGATGTCCGCACGAACGAGGAACGTCTTGCGGCGCTGCGCGCGACCGATCCTGCGCTCGTCGCCAAAGGTTCACAACGCGACTGGAGACCCGGCATCCCGACCGGACCACATGCCTAGAAAACGATCAGTACGAGAACGAGCGGAACGGCGCGCGGCTGCCTACGAGATTCCTTACGAGGAGGCCGAGGCGTTCGAGCGCCGTGCCGCTGCGCGCAAAGCGGCGCAGGACAGGCTGGAGAAACAGAAGGCGCACATGGAGGCGCGCATCCGCAAGCGCGAGCGCGAAGCCGAACGTGAGATTCTGTACCCGAAGGGCAAGTCCGTGCGCGCGATCCCTACCGCGTTTGAGCGCAACAGAAGGAGGCACTAATGTCCGCCGACGAATACGTGACAACGGAGCCAGAGCCAGCGACGGTGATCTTCCGCCGCGCGAACGGCATCCCCGAGTGGAAGTCGCTTACGCGGCGATTGCGACAGGAGCGGCGGGAGTTCGCCGGGGAGTTGGAGCAACTGGCCGAGCAGGGCGTGATCTGCCGGGGCCAGGGGTACGGGTCGTATCCGATTCCGGTGTTCTCGAAGGCTGCCAGTCCGCCAGCTTCTCACGGAGCTTCTTCACAGAAGCCGTGACTTGAGTCCGGCTGAGACCCATCAGTTCACCGATCTCCTGCTGATCGAAGCCCGCGACTAACAGCGCGGCGATCTCCTGCTCGCCCTGCGTGACCGTCGAAGGGAACGTGAAGCGGTCGAGCACGGCTGCGAACGTCTGGTCATCGCTCTCGGACAGGAAGGCGAGCATGAAGTGGTCCGTGGTGAAGTGCTCGCCGTCCGCGAACACCTGCCCGTAGGTCAGAGTCTCGATGTACCCGATGTGCCCGACGCGCGCGTAGCGCGTGGCAGCGTTGCGCTTGAGGTCCTTCACCAAGTTGGCGACGCACGAGTAGATGTACGCGCGTTCCGACATGCTTGACCGCGCCGGATCGAACACACGTTTGCTCTTGATGATCTTCAGCCGAAGCTCTTGCTGCATGTCCTCTGGCTCCAGCCCGACCATCGCCGCGAACATGTGGGAGGTCTTGAACACGAGACCTTCGTAGGCGGCGATCCCCAAGTCGTCCATCTGCGCGGCAGGGTAGCACGACGCTACGACTGAAGTTGCGGCGCGGGCGTGAGTGCTGTCTGCGGAACGAAAAAGGCGGGCCGACCACCAGCAGGGTCTTTCCACCAGTCGGGGTTCTTTGCGCGTGCGCCGGATATGCAGCCGCAGACCTCGTACTCGAAGTCGCCGTCGATGTGAACCAGCACGAACTTCCAGTCGTCGGGGTCCTCGGGATGCACGATGAGGTTGTGCCATGTCTGCGAGCGCGAGCGGACCTCAGTCGCCCGTCCGATGTCGGCGGGCTTCGGATGCAGCGAGCGGTAGTAGCACCCCGTCCACGGCAGGCGGTACACAATCGCCGCCGCAAGCTCGCCGCCCGCAGCCGCTATGTGCATCGCCTCGGGGTCCTGCTCGTCGTAGCCGTAGCGATCTGGCCGACCGTTCTCCAGCGCGCTCTTCTGCCGCGCGCGACCGACAGCTTCCGCGAGGGCTACCTCATGGGGTCTCAGAATCACCCTCGACAACGGGCGTCACCCACGTCCCAAGCTCCGATGACCACTCCGCGCCCTTCGGCCCGACTACGTTCAGGGCAACGGGCGGCGGCGGGTGCTGCCATACCTCCAGCAGAATCCTGCCGCCCTGCGCGAGCGACGCAAGCTCGCCCGCGTCTAGCTCCCACACCGAGCACACCGCGTCGTCCTCGGACACGTATGCGGGCAGAGGCTTGATGCCCTCCTCGACACTCGTGAACTCGATGACGGTCTCGTCAGTCTTGATCGGTTTCACCGCGCTGATCCTCCAGTCCAAGCGCGAACTCCAGTCGCGCCACTCGCGCCTCCAGGTCTTTGATGCGCTGCTCGCGCCCGCTGCCACCCTTGCGCGAGAGCGTGTAGCTGATCCCATGCTCGCCGCCGTCGTACTGCTCGACGTGCAGGTCAAGCTCCTCGCCCACCGGCAGTTCTTCAAACGACCGCAGCTTTGCGTTGACCGGATCACCGTTCAGACGCTCAGCCTCGATGTCGTAGATCGTGTAGCTGTGGCCGTTCGGGTGTTTGCCCCGGTAGCCGACATAGCAGTCGGTTATGCGCAGCCTCGTTTCGTGACGAGGCCGCGCACCCCCTTTTTGATCTCCTGTTGCCACGACTGAAGTCACGCCAAGGTTCTTTGAAGAACCCTCAGCGAATCTTCAACCGGACCTTCGGCTGGTTTTCGACCTCTGGCTCGATGTGGCGCAGACGGAAGTAGTTGGCCGCGACCGCAACGATGTCGCACCCGTCCTCCGGTTCACCGAGCGCGCGAAAGCCGACGCGGAGCGCCTCTTCCTGCCCGCGCACGACGCACATGCGCTGCTTCTTGGCACCTTTCGTGCCAGCGGCGACGATGCGGCCCTTGCTGTCCTCGTACCAATGAACCTCGCGCCAGAGACCATCCTCGCCGTCCGGCGTGAAGATCAGGTACGGGCGCTTGATCGTTTCGCCCTTCTCGTTGCGCTGCTCGCCCGGCTCAGCAGCCTTGCCAGCGTCGCCCTCCGGGGCCGAAGATGAGCCAGCCTCCGCGCCGCTCTCCGATGAAGTGGACTCGTGGCCCGCTCCCGTAGGGTCCTCAGCGCCAGCCGCCTCCCCACGCTCCTCGCTGGATGCCTCGCTTGCGTTTGCGGCGGTCGCCCCATCCGCCGTCGCCGTAGGGTCGCCTTCGCCCTCGCCTTTCTCGCCGCCGTCAGTCGCAGTCGCACCAGGGGCAGGGGCGTCCTGTCCCGTGGGGGCATCCGACTGCGGGGGGCCACCGTTCCCGGCCTCGGTAGGAGGGACTTGAGTCGCGCCATCGGCACCCTCGCCAGGCTCGACTCGCTCGCCCTCCTTGTTGACGATGGGCGGCTCGCCCTCGGCGGCGATGCCCGCTGCGTGCGCCTCCTCCTCAGCGAACGGGTCCTCGCCCTGCTCGAACTCCTCCTCGCTGCCCGCGAACGGGTCATCGACTGGCGACTCCACGCCACCACCGAACGGGTCTCCTGACTCCATGATGCTCCTTTCAACGTGCCCGCATTTCCATGTTCGCGGGATCGAGTGTGAAATGACCGACGCCTTCCTGCGTGTGGCGACACTTCACCCACAGCATCTCTGCGTCGGTGGGCTTTAGCCCTAACGACAGTTGTTCCTCTTCGCTTGCGTTCTTCTCCGGTTTGTGCAGCATCCCGATCAGGTCTGCGTTCGCCGCGATCTGACCGGAACCACGAAGGTCTGCCATCCTCGGAACCGGGTTGCCTTCCGACGCCCGTCCCATCTTCAGCGTGTGCGCGAGACACATCACCGCGACGTTGAGGTCCTTGGCGATGCTCTCCTTGAGGAAGCGCACCTTTACCTCGTCGCGGTCGTTCGCATCTTTGATCGGCTTGTCAGGGTCGATCTGTCGGAAGTGGTCGATGACAACGAAACCGACGTTGTGGCGTCGGATCGCCTCGACGATGAGCGCGCGCAGTTGTGAGAGCCGGAAGTTGCTGGCGTAGTTGAACAGCAGCGGCAGCCCGTCCCTCGCCTTCCATTCGCGCAGCAGCAGGTTGTACTCGGCCTGCGTCACCTGTCCCTCGCGCAAGCGCATGCCGTCGATGCCGGTGAGTGACTGCGCCAGTCGCGTCGAGGAAGGTACGAGACCCATCTCCATCGACACGATTAGAGTTGCGATGCGGTGCTCCTCGGCCTTCTTCATCTGCCTCGCCGCGAAGCCCTCGGCGCACTTCCACCCCACTATCGACTTGCCCGCGCCGGGAGGACCAGCGATGAAGCACAACTCGGTCGGCGCGATGCCCTTGGTGAAGTCGTCGATGAACGGGAACCCGGTGTAGACGGCAAGCTCGATGCCCTTTTCGCGCGCGAGGCGCTGGCGCTGGAGGTAGCGCGCGTAGTCCCTGCCGGTGTCCATCCACGAGAACAACTCGGCGCGGCGTGCGGTGCCGCTCGTGATCGCCAGGGCGTCGGTGCTCATCGTCGCCGCTACCTGCTCTGGCGTCAGTTGTCCTTGCACGAGTGACGCTGTTGCCGTATCTATAACCGCGAGCAGTTGACGCCCGCTGCTCAGCTTCTTCACGATTCCGGCGTGGTCCGTCACGTTTGCGGACATGTCCCGCAGAGATATGCGGTGCAGCAGTTCCCCGGCGACAAGCTCGGGCTTCACGTCCCATGACTCGGCCAGGGTCGTGCGCAGGCGCTCCGCGATGGACAGCGGCTCGACCGGCTGATCGGCGTAGTAGCTCTCGACGGCTGCTTCGTAGAGCGCGCGTGCGTCGGCTCTGAGGAAGTCGGATGCCTCAAGTTGAGTCCCGACAACCTCCGCGATCATCTCCGGGTGGTGCAGCAAGCTCGCCGCCACGCTCCACTCGGCCTCGGGGTTCGCGAGTTCCGTCACTCTGCGAACGGATAGTCCGGGCGCGACGACACATCTGCCGCCGTCACGGGCTGTCTCTTGGGCTTCCCTGCGGACTTTGCCTGCCGCCTCCGGTCAGGCTTATTCTCGTAGTAGGTCTCCAGCACCGTCGTCGCGAGGTCCTCGTCGCTGACGGTGTGCATCAGGTAGCGGTCTTGGTGTACGGCCTTTGCCGCAGCTTTCAACGCGCCATCATGCAGACGTGTCAAGTTCCACCTCGCTCACGGTAAGAGTGCGCCAGCGCAGGATGCCGTTGTCGCCTACCTCGCAGACAAGTCTCAGGTGCTCCCGAAACCATGCTGCCGCTAACTCTCCGCGCTGCTTCCAACTCTCATCTCCAGGGTTGCGTAGCCAAGTCTCTAAGTGACGTTGACGCTCTCGCACACTAGGCCGTGCGTCGGACGGAAGCGTGCGGATGGCAGCGTCGATTGTTGACTCAACTGAAGTCGCGACATCCTGTTCGACGAAGAACGAGATGCGGCTGGCAAGGTCGCCGGTGCCACGGAAGGTTCCGAAGATGTCCGTGAACTCTGTCGAACCTGCCTTGGTCTCGCGGTATCTCTGCGCGCCTTTGAGCGCACGTACCAGTACCGCGATGTCAGGCTCCTCCTTGAGCGCGCGCTCCGCTGCGCGCATTCTGCTAGGGCTGTACGTCGCCTTCTTGCCGAAGATGCGCGCCCACTCGTCTATAAGCGTGCGACGCTCGTCGAGTCCTGGCAGCGTTTCGGGTTTCCCCCCGGACCCCCCATCCCTCTGCAAGTCCTCTTCTTGTCGGCCTTGCGGTGCGCTGTGAGCCGAAGCAAGAGGCGAAGCCTCTCCCCTACCCCCCGTACCCCCCACGCTATCAGGAATGTCAATGGTGAGTGAAACGAGCTTCCCCCAAATTGCGCCGTTTCTGTCAACGAGGATGCCGTCCGATGTGACCTTCAGTCGCTTCTTCATGGGCAGCACCTATAGCGACAGAACCCGAGTTCGGGCAACCGCCGTTCCCGCAATCACCAGGAGACTGATGCTCGCGCGCGCTCCGTCGCTTCGTAAATACCGGACGCCGGGTCGGTCGGCACCTTCTGGACCCACCCGCGAGCGATCAGCGGGCGCAGCCGGTTGAACATCGAGAGCGCCCGCGAGCGCCCGCTGTCGCTGTCCGAGAGCCACGTCCGCATCGGCCATTGGAACGAAAGCTCGTAGGCCGTCAGGCGCTCGCGGATGAGCGCGTACACGATGTCGTACTGGTACGGGTAGAGCGGCTCAGGGGCGCTCGACGCGCTTGACGCTGGCGGCAATCTCGGCAGCCTCCTCGGGCACGGCGATCTCCGCGATGACCTGCCGCGCGCGGTCGAACATCGCGTCGGGGATGTCGAGGTCCAGCGCGAAGCTCACGGTCGGCAGCGCTTCGCGGTTCGAGTCGTAGAGCGGCTCGTCGGTGGAGCGCACGGTCGCCGCGACTTTCGTTTTGCGGTTGCGCCCGCGCGCGACGCGCACGTAGGTCCTGACTTTCATCGTTCCGACGCCCGGCGCACCTCGGTACGCGCTTCCTTCTCCAGCCGCTCCGCGTGGACGGTCGCGGTGATGGACTGTTCGCGTAGCTCCTTCGCCTTCGCGAGCGCCTCGCGCGCCTTGTGTAGCCGCTGCATGGCTTCGTGCTCGCTCAACTCGCCGTGCGTCCCTCGCAGGACTAGCCTCGGCATGGTCATCCTCCTTTGGTCGGGACTACGGACGTGCTGGACACTCGCCGAAGCTCCAGGCTCCGGGCGAGGTCAAGCTCGCTCTTTCCGGCGATCTTCTCGACCGCCGTCTTGGACATCGTGATGGCCTCGTAGAACGAGTCTCCGAGCCGCTCGTGCAGGGCTTGGAGCGCCTGCGGTGGCAGGTAGCTCAGCTTGCGCTCAGAGACCCGCCAGCCGAGCCTCTCGCGCTCCTCTGAGGGCATCTGCTCGATCACTTCCTTGATGGCCTTCTCAGCGGCCTCCAGGTGCTTGCGCGTCTGCACGATCACGGGCAGGTCGTCGCGGATCAGCGCCTCCATCTCGTCGCCCTCGTCACCGAGCTTGATCCGTGTCTTGCGGCCCTCTTTCGTCTGCGGCGCGATCACGGCCAGCTTCATCCGCCACACCTTCGCCGCGCGCGTGGTCTCCGGGCAGGCGATAACCAGCGGGCAGTAGGCGCACCAGTCGTTCTGCTTCGGTTCGAGGTCCTCGTCGGCCAGCGCCGCCTTGATCGTTTCGATCAGCCACACCTTCATCTGCGCGCGCTGCACTTCGTTCTTCGAGGTCAGCAGATTCCCGAACCTAAGTTGCTCGTAGCTCTGGAGCAAGCTCACGCACTCCGGGTAAAGCTCATGGATGCCGAAGTTGTACGCCCACATCTGCGGATCGCGGTCCACATCTGCCTGACTCTTCGGCCACTTGCTGCTCTTGTAGTCGCGGTGGTAAAACGAGGTCGGGTCATCCGTGCGGCGGTAGAGCGCGTCGAGTTTGAAGCGGAAGTAGAACCATTCGCCGTCGATCTGGAAGAGCGGCACGCGCACGTCGGCCTCGGCGGTGACGAGTTCGTAGCCGAGCGGCGTGTCACCCCGGTACTTGCTGAGGTCGTCGCGCAGCAGCGCGAGGTCGTCGGGAAGGAGGTGAGCGGCGTAGGTCGGCCAGACTTGAGTCACGGCGTCCTGGTCGGTGGCCCCTTCCTCGACGGCGTGGATGGCGTCGTGGATCGCGCTGCCGTAGGCGTTCTTCCAGTCGGTTTCGCCGGGCACATGCCCTTCGTGGCGCTGCATGCCGTGGGCGAAGCGCATCGGGCACTCGCGCCAGTTGAGGAGGTCGGAGATGCCGATGCTGTTGCCGGGAAGCTTCACCGCACTCCCACCGAGACCTTGCTTCGCGATTTCGGACTCGCGAGCCAGCAGTCCCGACAGAGCACCGCGCCGCGTCGCTTCAACTCCCGACCGCAGTCGTGGCATTTCGGTTTCGGCGTCGAAGCAGCTTTGCGGGCGCGGCTGATCTTTTCGCGCGTGCTCTGCGATTTCGCGGCGCATGGCTTCGAGCAGAACCGCTGACGGCGGCTCTCTTTGTAGTACGCCTTCCCACACTCGTCGCAATGCGCCTCCATCCGGCAGCCCCTAGAGCAGAACCGTGGCGGCTTCTGACTTGGGTAGGCATGGAACCGAAAGTCGGCCCCGCACCGCTCGCAGGCGGCTTCCGATAGCGCATCCTCGCCCCGACGCATCGTAGATTTGGAGTCGTCGCGCAGCGAAATGACCGTGCGCGGACGCTCCCCGTCGAACTCCAGTCGAGCCACGATGCTCGTGACCTGTGAGTCGTCGAGCCACGCGATACCGTTCGCTGCGTCGAGCACCTGCTTGACGAGGTTGTCGAGGTCGATGCGCTGCCGGTTGCTGCGATAAAAGATCAGCCCGACCTGCACATTCCCTCGAAACGCTCTCCCGCCAATCGCGCGGCGGATTTCCCAACCGAGAAGTTCTGCGTTCTCGCGCTGCGCCTTCGGCGTGTACGCGCCCCGACTCGTGACCCGAGGTCGTGCCTTTGAACATGGCTGCCCCTCCACCGTGAGATCGACTCGTCGCATTCGTGTCGTCAGGAGGCGACATCATCCGTGTTGCCCTGACTTGAGTCCCCCGAAGAGGGCTGCACCTCAGCGAGCGCGGTCTCCAGCCTGCGGATCATGCCGCGCCGCACCTCCAGCGGCGCGTCGTCGGGCTTGCTCCAGCCGCCCTCCTTGCTGCGCTCGGTCCACCACGCCGAGAACTTCGACCACGCCTCGGGGTCGCGTGCCTGGAGTTCCCCGGCGAGCATCGGCAGGCGCTCGCGCACCTGCTCAGCCGTTTCCTGCCCCTGTGCGGCCTCGGGAAGCTCGATGGGAGCCTCCTCTGCGGTGCCGCGCAGTTCCGCCATGTCCTCAAACGTGGCGACACCCGTGCCGACGATGAGGATGCCCGCCATGCCGAGGGCACGACCGATGGCCCCGGTCTCGGCCTTCGCCAGCGCGTTCACGTCGCTCGTCGTCGCCAGAACTTGCTTCGTGGCAACGCCTTCACGAGAAGGGCGCGGGCGCTCCTCGGTCCAGTCCTTCTTGCCGTCAGGTAGCTGGACTTCGTGGCCGGTGCTGGAGTGCCACGCCTCGGTCTCGTACAGCGCGACGCGCATGGTGCAGCAGAGGAAGCGCACAAAGTTCTGACCCTCGCCCCGAACGACATGCCAGAAGAACCCCGCAGGCATGTTCGCGTTGTAGAACGGGGAATCCTTATCGTCGATCTGCGGCACGGAGACCGGCTCGATGACGGCCACCTTGTCGGTGAGAGCGGCTAGCTTGCGGAAGTAGACGATGCGCGTGTCCACTCGAACGTAGGGCGTGTACGTCATCTCGTACACATCTTCAGTCCCTATGCGCCCGTTGCGTTCGACCTGCTTTTTCACCTTCTCGGATGCCGGGATTATCGTCACGCCATTGACGAAATCCTCATGCTGCATCCCCTCGTCGAGCGGAACGGTTCTAAACCACTCCGCAACTTCCTCGCTCGATGGCCGGTGAAACCGCCATCTCCCTCCCTCGCGCACCGGGCTATTTGGTATCGACATGGACCCTCCGATAGTGCTCAATGCCGTGGTGCTTGGCACATAGCCAGCGAACGGCAAGCGGTTTGCTGTAGTCGTCGTGGTGCGCCTCGATGCGCCCTTCGCATCCCACGCCCACTTCACACGGCCCTCGCCTTAGCGTGCCATCCGCCAGCGCATGCTTGACCGCTTTTCGCGCTCGCACCTTCTGATCGGTCGGCTGAATATGACCGCGCGCTCGTTTGCGCGCCACTCTCTTGCGCAAGCGATCTTCAATTCGCCGCCGATGCTTGTTGCGGTCATGGAACGCTGCGTCCTTACACCGCTTCGAGCAGTAGCGTTGTGGCTCACCGCTGCTACGCGGCGTGAACGGTTCTCCGCAAAGTGCGCAGTTCATAATCTCCAGGGGGTCGATGTGTGGACTGAATCTACATCTGGCCTCGGACGTAAAAGAGGCGCGCCGCAACTCCCCGCGCGACGCGCCCCGGCCCCCTGGATGAGAGGCGCAATTAGCGTAACTTGCGTCGCGGCGTCACATGCCGTCCGACCCATGTGTAGACTCCCTCCACATGGAGAACGAGAACGGAGCGCGTCAGCACGAGAGCGACGAGTCGGTCGCGATGCGGGCGATGCAACCAGAGCCAGAGCAGCAACCCGCGCTGCCGATGCGCGAGGAATACCCGACGTTCGGCGTGAGCATCGCGGACACCGAGGACGGCGGTCGCGCGCTCATCATTCAGGTGCCCTACCCGCGCAAGACGATGATCCTGCCATTCACCGCCGAGAACGCCGTGGCGGTCGGCCAGAAGCTCAGCGCCCCGCGCGTGGTAGTCGCAGATCGCGTGCCTCCGACCGGCTGATGTTCACGCCTGAGCAGATCGCAGCCGGGACGACGGCACTCGGATTACCGTTGACGCTGGAGTATTCGGTGCCGTGCATGGACGGGCAGTCGGCGTGCCGCAAGATATTCGGGAGCGACCGGAGTCAGGCCGAAGCCTGCGCGAAGAACGAGCGTAGTCTCGTCGAGGTCCGCCTGACGACGGGCTGGATCAAGCTCCCCGATTAGACGCCGTTGGGGATGGTCGCGCGGGCACCGGGACCAACGCCCTGTTCGCCCAAGCCCAACGGCCATCCGGTGCGCGTCAGGTCGATGGTGTCGCCCGAGTGGACACCGATCTGACGGCGCTGATAGTAGGGCACGATGGTCGCCTGAGCATGCGCCAGTACCGAGTGGTATCCGACCGAGTTCCATGAGCCTTCGATGCTCGCCGCTGCGACCTGCGCAGGTGTCCACAGCAGGCTCGTCGCGATGTTCGGGTTTTCCCCGCCGCTCAAGTACGTCGGCCCTTTGTAGAGCGCTTCGGGCGGTTTCAGAAAGCCAGTAATGCTCGGTTCTTCACCGGGCGATTTGAGTTCACCTTTTTCATTGTAGGCAGTCGGAAGGCTGACGGCAGTAACGGTCTGCGGCCCCAATTTGTCGTTGCAACCGAGAGGGCATTTGTGGAAGTTGTCACAATACGGACTTGGCGCTTCGGGTTCGTGATTCAGGAGTCCTTGCCCAAATTCGATCCCGCTACCGTAGACCCAAATGACGATTGCGCACCAGTCCGGTTGGGGCAGGCACGTCCCGAGTAGACCGGCGAGGGCCAGCGAGATGCCGAAGCCTGCGGACGTACCGTCAAACGCTTCGCCGTAAGGTAGTAGGCATTCCTCAAAACCTGTCGGTTCGTGGCAGACGATCACGGGCGGCGAACCTTCCGCTTTTGCGTTCCCATCGACCGCGCATGTGATGGTCGCACCCGTGAAGATGTCCTCTTTCGACACCGTGCCGCGCTGATGCACAGGCCCCGTTCCGCGACGCATCCGGTTGAACCACTTGAGCGGCGGGGTCTGCGTGACGGGCTTGATGTCGGGGTCAACATCGACAATCACCGCAGTCGGTTCTTTGTGGCCGGGTTCGTGGCCGAGTGCTTCGCCCGCGCGCAGCACACCGCCGACATGGAGGGTCGTCGCATCGCTGCCGCGCGGTGTGGCCGGACACGTATTTTCGGGCAGGGTGTTGGTGAGTTCGTTCACGTTGTCCGCCGTTGCCGTCACATGTCCCGCCAGATGCAGGCGAGTGCCGTGGACTGCGTATTCAGAATCGACATCGGCAAACGCGGGGAGGAGGAATCCGCCCATCGCGGCATATCCGGGCGCATCTTCTTCTTCCACGAGCAGCCAGCGCGCGTTGCCGAGGACGAGCGCGAGTCGAAACGGCTGCGTGTACTGCGGTTCTTTTTTCCAGCCTTCACCTTCAGGGGTCTCGCTGTACCATTCTGCTTCAGGAGGCGGGGCGTTGACGGACGCCGGGACTGGAGTCGTGAGAACAAGCGTGCCGTCTGCTTTCATCGTGGCGTTGAAGTGCTCCGCGATCTCCAGCGCCGTGTTGCAGGCGTCCGTGGTGCCGTTCGGCTGAATGGGGAACGTGAGCGAGGTATCTTTCGCGGGTCGATACGCCGGGGGCAACAGGGTCAGGATCGTCGTGGTCGCGCTAGGCGCCACCGAATAGATTTCGCCGGTCAGGTAGACGTAGCCCTTGTGCTGATAGGCGTACACATTGTTGCCGGGTTCGTCCTTCCAACCCGTGTGCAGGTAGGGCGCGAGTGCGATCATCGGTTGCGCTCCGGTAGTCGCACCATGCCGCGCGTACCGCTGCCGATCAGCGTGGCGGCACCTTCCTGACGTAGTTCGACGCCCTGCCAGCCGCAGTTCGTGAGGTCGAGCACGTCGCCTTTGTGCATCCCGTACTGACGCTTCTCGTAGTAGGGGAAGATGATCGCTTGGTAGCCGACTCGCGCAAGCCATGTGCGGAATTTGCCGAAGGTGATCTGAACGGTGGCCGATTCGCCGCCCTTCCAGAGCAGCGAAGCCACGCACCCGTCGCGCAGGCCGATACCCGGTGAGCCTTTGTAGTGCGAGGCGGGCGGTTTGAGGTAGCCCTTCGGGAAGAGTCCTTTGCCCGCGCCTTCGCCCTGTTCCAATGGCACGACTGGAGTCACGCCATCTTCAAGCACCCATGATGGCGTTATGACTCCCTGCATGTTGCGCGACCAGTTTTCGACAACTTCGCATCCACAATTTTCGGGATAGCCGCCTTTGTGCTGCGTTTCCGCGTTCTGCGGATCGGGGCCGTTCGGCACAGCCACGTCCTGCTGCGCTTCGAGCGTGAGCTTGACAAGGAACCAGTCGGGCGCAGGGTTGACGAGCGAAAAGAGTTCGGACACATCGAAGAAAAGGTCCGGCAATGTGCCGTTCTGCGTGTTACACATGAACGACGCTTTGCTATGAGGCGGTTCGGGATCTTCACAATGAAATTCGGTTTTGACGGTGCTGCCGACTGCCGTCCGATACGCCTTGCGACCGAACCCCGAAATCTCTCCGGGGTAGAAACCCGCGCTCTTGGGAGAGGTGTAGTTGCTGTCTCCTTCGCTCACCTGCCCGGCGTGATCCGCAAGCGGCGGCGAATCTCCTGCCGGGTGCATCACGTCGGAGGGAAGCCAGAGGTTGTAGTGTTTTGTGACTTCGTTGAACGAGTAGGTGACAGGCCAGCCGTCGAAGGTCGCGAAGTCGCTTCCGCCGTGACCAACACCGAGGCCAGTCTCCTCTTCACCCGTCGTCGGGAACGAGTCGAGCATGGTGAGCACACCGGGACTGTCCAATGCCGCAACTAAAGCCCCGGCAAGATGCACTCGTTGTGGCTGCTCTTCGACCGGCCACGGCCAGGGTTCGTGCGCGCCGTGCATCGACCATTCCGAACCGCTGTCGGTGAAGTCCGCGTGCAGATAGCTGCCAAGCGGAGCGAGAGTCGGCGCGAAGTCGTCGGTGTATTTGATCGCCCCTACGGGCCAGCGGCAGTTGCCGAGGTTGATCGTCAGCGCATACGGATGCGTGAAGAGCGCGAGCGGCGCTTCCCCGTGTTCGGTGTAGTGGTAGTACGTGCCGCTGGAGGGCGTCGTCGTGAGCAGCGACGGGAACGTGTCGAGCGTGATCGTGCCGCTCGGGTCCACGGTGGCGGTGTACGTGCGCGGCAGGCGCAGCGCGCCGACCGAGTAGTCGTCCGTGCTGGTGGGATCGCAGGCGACCGTGATTTTGACGGGTGCGCTCGGGCGCGCCTCGGCAGGCAGGCCCGTCAGCAGGACCGGACTGGTGGGCACCGTGCCGGGCGGTTCCGTGCCGACGCGCCCGACCAGATAGCAGTAGCCCCGGTGCAGGTAGTAGACGATGGCTGAGGAGTTGAACGGCGCGTTCCAGCCGGGCTGGACGGTGCCAGCGCTTTGCGTTACGCCTCCCGCGAGGATCGGCATTACTGGAGCGGCCTAAATACCACGCCGCGCGTCAGGCCCGGCGTGTGCGACTGTGGTTCGAGTTCACCTTCGCCTTCTTCTTCGCCGGTCCAGATGGCAGTCGCGTTGACATCTTCGATTTCGCCAGGAAGGAGTTGCCACCCTTTCGTTTCGTCACACTTGCCTTTGGAGAAGGTTTCACCTTCGACCGTTACGGAATGCCATCCGCCTTTGAGCGGGTTTTCATTTCGTTTGAAGGTATCGACCACGACGCCGCCGATGCTGAAGTTCACGACTTCCGGCCATGTGTGGCGGAAGGCTTCGATCCCCGCTTTGCCGGTGGTGTAGGTGGCGTCTGCGGCTTCAAGTGTGTGGCCTGCGAATTCGAGGATGACTTTGCCGCCTTCTACCTTCACTCGCATCGTATGTTTGCCTTCGGGCACCGGCAATTCTTCGCTGAAGCCGATGTTCGTGTATTTCCATTCGGGGTCGATGCGGTAGAGGATGAGTTCCATGATTGGAGTTGCTTCAAATCGCGGCGTGATCTGGAGCAACGCGATGTAGCCGTGGCCTTTCAGCGGTTCAAAGCAGGTGAGCAACATCAACGCCTGTTCCTGTTCGGCGGGGTGCGGCATCAACACTTCGACCGCGACGTTCATGGTTCGACTTCCGGCGCTTCGGGTTCTGGCTCAGCTTCGATGAAGGAGCCGTAGCCCTGGAAGGTCAGGTGGGCCACGCCTTTGTACGCACCTTCCCCGATAGCGCCGATGGCGACGACAGCGCCGACGATGGAGCCGTTGGTTTCGTCGTGCAGCCATTCTGTCACCGTCGCAAGAACGCCGACAGCCGGGTTCGTGTGCGAGCCGTAGGTGAAGTGCGGGTATTCGAGCGTCGAGTCGCGCGCGGACGGCGCAAAGTGCAGCGCGTAATCGAACTGGATCGTGACGGTGGCGAATACCGGCGTGGCTGCGGCGGTGCCCGAGATTTCGTACTGGAACTGGAGTTCGATCTCTCGCATCGCGTTCTTGGCGCGATTTGAGTCGCGGCCACGGATGGCCGTCGTGGTCCCAACTGCGACCTGATGCAGCACCCGCTGGACCGCTCCGATGGGGATGCCCTCAGCCATAGCCTTCCGTGCTCTGCGTGGCTTCACGCGGTTCGAGTTCGCCGCCCTTGCCGTTCGGCGGGGCTTCTTCGTTGATGATCGCCACGATTGCCGCCACGTCCGGCGTGTCGATCAGGGAGCCGACCAGCGTGGTCACGAACTTCCGGTTCTCGCCGTCGATGAACGTCGAGGCGCGCTCGCGCACGGAGAGGCGCGTGGCGAGGCCGGTGCCGAGGTCCATGAGCATGACGTGATCGTCGATGTCCATGATCGCGGGCGCACCGGGGAATTCGACCGTGGCTTCACACTCCGCGATGGCTTGCTGGAGCGCGATGAAGAGCGCCGCGTTTTTGCAGAGGTCCACCGTCGCAAGCTGCGGGTTTTTTTCGACCACCACCTTCTGCACGCCCGCGAGCCGCGAGTCGGCGTAGCGTGCGCCCGGCGTGCCAGCCCACGGCGGGATCAGGTCATACATGACGAACTTGCCGCTGGTGATCGCGGCTGACATGTTGCCCGGCAGCGACTTCGTGATGCCGATGGCACGGATCAGGCTCGACAGCGGTTCAAGCGAGAGCTTCAGGTCGATGGCGGTGAGCATGGAGCGGTCGGTGATGACTGGCGGCGGGATGCCGGGGCGTGCGAGCGCCGCGCTGTTACCCCGCTGTGCCCAATCGACGTTGCCGTTCGCCTCGATCCCCGCTTCACGGAGTTCCTTTTCGGCTGTCGTGTCCGGTGACAGGACTCTAGTTTTCCTGAACGTCGGGATGCCGAGGCTTTCTTCACCGTTCACCGGCCCGCCCTGCGCGGGGTCCTGCGCGGGGTCCGCCAAGAAGAAGATGAAGCCGATACCTTCCGCGATTTCGCGGATAACGTCCATGTAGGACTTATCCTGAAAGCAGATGATGCGCTTGGGCAATCGAAAGCCGGTGAGCGGGATGTCCCATTCCTTGAAGCCTGCCCATTGACAGAGGATGCGGATGACATCGGCAATATCTTCGGTGAGTACCCATTGGTCCTTGCCCGCGGCGGCTTCGGTCGCTTCGCGCAGACCGTGCAGTCCGTTCAGGCCCGCGCGGAACCCGCCTTCGGTCGCGTGCAGTTTGCGGAAGCTGATGCGCAGGATGCTGCCGTTGCCCACGCGATAGGCGACTGATGTGCCGGGGCCGGGGGAGTTGTCGAGCGGCGGACGCTGAAAGCCGGTGGGGAAGTTGGCGATGAAGCGCGTGTAGGACACACCACCGAGCACACCCGGCACGAGTTGTTCTTCTTTTTTGGTGATGTCCACCCATCCGTTTTTGTCGAGCCATTTGTTTTCGATGGTCATATCTTCGGCGGGCGCGCTCGTTTCCTTGCGCGTCGGAGCCAGACCACCTGTCAGTTTTGTTGGCCGGAGTGAGATATAGACATCGAGGCCCGCCCATTGCGCGAGCATCTCGCAGAAGTTGTACCGGCCCTCCGGTAGCCTGATCTCCACCCACTCGGTCTGTTCCGCGCTGCCGAGTAGGTTCGTCTGCCACCACGTTGCTTTGTTGAAGTCGGTGACAGCCGTGGCCGGATGTTTGCCGCTGCTATCTTCGTTCGATGCCGTGGCTTCGCCGCCCACGTCCGACTTCAGCGCGGCGTCGTCGGCGTCCACGAACACCACCGGGGTCGCGATCACCGGGTCCTTGCCAGCGCCGAAGAAGTGCGTGTCGGTGAATACGAGGCCGAAGTCGCGCGCCGTGATGACGATGCGGTCGGGTTTCGAGGTCGAGTCGATGTTTTCGATCAGGCCCGTGAACACCTTGACTAGATTCGTGCCGTAGCCCTGGTAAATGGTGATCTGCGCTGCCTCAGCGAATTTGCCTGCCCATTCGTTCGCGGCGAACGCTTCAGCGATTGCTTCGAGTTCTGCGAGCCACGTTCCCGCGAGCGCTTTCACGTTCGCCGGACCTTCGACCCTGCCGCGCAACGGAGCCATCGCGCCGCGCTCGCGAGCGTGATAGCCACCGCCGCGTTCGGGATAGAGAATGTTCTCTACCTCGATGGTGGCCGTGCCAACGCTGCCCTGCTGTTTTTCGAGCTTCTTTTCGTGCTTGGCTTCGAGCACGTTTGGCACGACGACGTAGCTCGACGTGGGCAGCCACAAGCCCTGCCAAGGCTTCGCGTAGTACGGATTTTTGCCGTTCAGCCCGACGCGCGCCTGACACGGGTAGTTAGCCTGATCCCACGTCTGATGGCCCGCGCCCATCGGCGCTTCGCCTTCGGCTTTGTTACCGACCGGGTTGTCCTGGTAGTAGTGAGTGAAGCGCCCGAGTCTGATCTTGACGACCTGTGTCGGAGTCGCCGGGCCGATGTACTGCGGGACGGGCACTACAGTTCACCGCTCCCCGATGCCTTCGCTTCGCCCCACCCGAGCATCGACTTGACCTTAGTCGCGCCATAGAACCATACGTCCGCGATGGTCAGCGGCTTTTCGGGCGAGGAGAGGAAGCCCTGACCTTCGGCCTTGGCGACACCTTCGCCGGTCATTTCTTTGACGGGCATCTACGTGTCCGACATCCCGAACACGAGCGAGCCGACGTTGAACTCGGGAATGATGCCAGCGGCGACGACCGTCAGCGGGATCACGCCCGAGCACACGATCAGCCCTTTGCCCGTTTCGCTGGACGTGCAGAGCGCCCATCCGATCACGTTCGACGTGCCTGCCGTGCATTCGGGGAAGGACTTGAGCACGTTGTTGTGCCGTTTGTTTTCGGCGGCGGCAGACCATTGCGTTTTTTTCTGTTCGATCCGCGCGTAGCCGGTGTAGGTCGGCTCGACGATTGTGGCCCCCGTGTCCGAGCCTTTCACCGCAACTGTAGTCAGGGCAAGCCAGCCGTCGATGAGGAATTCTTCGAGGATCGTTTTCTTGCGTTCGTCGGAGAAGCCGGACATCACACCACCTCCAGAGTGATCGAGTATTGAAAGACGATGCTGCCGCCGCCTCTACCGACCATCCGGCCTGTCGAACGCTGCGGTGCGAACTGCGTGATGAGCACCTCGAAGAGCGTGCCGCTGATGTCCTGCCAGAAGATCGTGCGCGCGGGCGTGCCGATGCCCGCGCAGGCGTTGTAGAACGCTTCCATTTTTTCGATCTGCGTTTTCGTGGCCCACCCGTGCAGTTTGTAGACCGTGGGCTGTGGCGCACCCTGCTGGCGCACGAAGCCGACGCCGCTCGTGAGCGCCGTGCGTTCAAAGTTCTCCGTTTTTTCCTGCGGCTCTTCCGTTTCGTGGCTGATGTCCCATTCGTAGAGCGCGCCACCGTTGATGAGACCGGCTTTGTCTTGGAATCCGTCGCGTGCCATTACCGTGTCAACCCCGCGTTCCGTAGTTGGGCGGCGGTGAGGGAGCCGAACACACGCTCCATTTCTGCCGCGAAGCGTCCCGGCTCCGAGCCGGTCACGTTGACGCGAATCGAGTTGTGCTGATGCAGGACCGGGTGCGGCACCGAGGACGGCGAGAACTGCGTGAGGCCCGGTGCGCTCCTCGGGCGTCGGCGCGTGAGCGTGAGCGCGTCGTAGAGCGTCGGAGCCTGCGTGACCGCGCCCACGGCGAACGAGCGGTTAGCGTCCTCCTCGTAGCCGTAGATGTTCTGCTCGATGTCACGGCGCTGCTGCGGCGTGAGTTTGTAGCGCCGCGATTCGCGGAGGATTTTCTGTTCGCGTTCGACGGCCTGTACGTTGGTGATGCGTCCGGTGCCGAGCAGGAACTTGGTTTCGTTCTGCGCTTCCTGTCGCTCTTCTTCGGCCTGCTTGATGCGCAGGTTGTTGATCTGCGCCTGAGCCTTCTCTTTTTCTTCCGGCCCCTTCGCGAATTTCAATTCGCGCTCTGCGCCACGGAGTTCGATACCGATGCGCCTGAGCGGGATGTTGGTGAACGAGGCCGCGAGTTCGGTCTGCGTGCGGATGCGCTGCTTGAAGGCTTCGCGCAACTGGTTTTCGGACTCGACGAGGAGTAGCTGAGCCTGCGCCTGTTCGACCGGGTTGCGAGCGATGGCGAGCAGCGCCTCCGCTGTCCGTTTCGCGGCCTGCGCCTGCGCCACGGCGTTGCCCGGTAGACGGGCCTGTTCGATCTGCCCGCGAAGCTGGACGGTCTGCTCTTCCTGCGAATGTGCGACTTCGCTGTAGGCACGACTCGCTTCCGCCGCCGACGCCTGGAACTGGAGTTTTTCGATAGGCGAGTAGCGACGGCTCGCCTGCACCGCTGCGGACACACGCGCCGCTTCACGCGCACGGACAGCGGCGAGTTCGACCGGGTTGTTTGCCCCGACTTGAGCTTCGGCAAGTTTGCCGCGCGCCTGGACGAGTTCGACCTGTTCGCGTTCGGCCTTGACCTCGTTTTCCTGTTTGCTCGTGCGCGCCGATTCGAGTTGCTTCAACGCGGCGGCGTGTTCCTCGGAGTATGGACTCTTCGAGTGGAGTTCTTTCAGCGCCGTTTTTTCTTCCCTGCGCAACTGCTTGTTCTCTTCTGCACGCTGCGCCGCAGGGCTACCGGCAAGCTCTGCCACTTTCCGTCCGGTGGTGAGTTTGCCTTCTTCAAATTCGGCTTCGATGGTGGCGCGCGCGGAGGCGCGAGCGGCTTCCTGAAAGACCGTCTGGATGTGGCCCGCCGCCTGCCCGATCCCTTCGATCTCCTTCTTGAACCGCTCCGCGTTCTGTTCGATCTGCGCGAGATCACCCTGAAGGCGCGCGCGCTTGTCCGACGAGGCGGCGTGCGCGATTTCCTGCTTGACCTTCGCCTTCGCCGCTTCCTGCTGAGCGAGTCCTTCCTTGGCTGTCTGGAGCGGCGCTTCGACGCCCGATTCGTAGTATTCACTCAATTCGCTGCGCAGCGTGTTGAACGCCGAGCGGCGCTCCCTGTTATTCGTCGCAGCGGCGAGCCGCTGTTTGAACCGTTCCTGAGACACCGTGCCGATGTCGCTGAGACCCGTCTGCAAACGGCTCGCGTATTCTTCGAGTTTCTGCGGTTCGAGAGTCGAGCGCTCGATGGAGCCGCCGAGGTATTGCGCGATTTCATTCAGGGCATTCCGGCCCGCGCGCGTCCCGCCGTAGAGCTTGGCTGCGGCGTCGAGGCGCTTGATCCGTTCTTGCAGGAGTTTGCTGCCTTCGGACCCGCGTCCGGTTTCACCTGCCTCCGCTTCGTATTCAGCCCTGACAGTTTCCGCCGAGACCGCCGCGTTGAGCCTGCGTTCCTCAGCGGCGGCACCGGGCGCGCCCGGCCTGATGGTGGGCAGCCTGCCGTGCGCTTCGAGTTTCGCGAACGTCCGGGCACGGAGTTCGTCTGACGCGATGATGCGCGCGTTAGCTTCGTCCTGACTGATGCCCTTTTCAACCCGCTCGCGTTCCTTCCCGGCGTCGAAGCCGAAGAGTCCTGCCACCTGACTGATGCCCGGCGCTTCGAGAATCCCAAGGCCGATGTTGGTGATACCGCCAAGCACCCCGCCGTAGCGGTAGTCGAGGTTTGTCGGCTTCGCTTTCGCCGCGAGGTATGCGGCGGCACCGCCCACGAAGGCACCGGGGAGACCAAACGCGAGGCCACCCGCTGCGGCCCCGAGGCCGATCTGCGATGACGCGCCTTCCAGTTTTTTGCCGAAGCTGCCGCCAAACGCTTCACCGATGACGTTGGCGGCGATGGCTCCGAAGAACGCCGTGTTGAATGCGCCGAGTAGCTTGCCGCCGTAGCCCTGGAAGCGCGCGCTCAGTTTGCTGCGTAGCTCCCCAACTTGAGTCGCGATCAGACCCTCGCTGGAGAGGGGTGAACCGAACTGCGAGAGAAGTGTGGCTCCGTAGATGCTGTTGACCCGCGCTGCCGCCCTGCTCGCGAGGCCCGCGCTCGCGAGGCCCACGTCAGCGGATGCCGCGACCTTAGCCATGCCCTGCCGCTGCACCAGGATGAGTTTCTCGTTGCCCTCCGCGACGGCGTTGGTGAAGCGCGCCTCGGCTGCCGTCGCCTCCTGCGCCCCACCCTCGGTGAAGATGAGCGGCCCGCCGCCCTCCTTCAGCCGTTCATAGCGGCCCTTGTTGCGGAGGGCTTCTTTCTCAGCCTTGTCGTAGGCTTCGATGGACGCCTGACGGTTCTTCTCCAGGTCCGCTCTGTCGGCGGCAACTTCGCGCGCCTTTGGCGTGAGACCGAACCGCTCCTCGATGTTCGCACTCGGGCCGTATTTGCGTTCGTGCTCTTTCAGCGCTTCGTCGCTGAGTTCGACACCTTCCGCACGGCGCGCCACGGTCTCCGCGAGGCCCGCCTGACGCTGGCGGATGCGGTTGAGGTATTCGCGGTTTAGCTCGCGCTCGATGAGCGTCTGCCGTGCCGACTGCGCGCCGAGCAGCCCCGCGTAAGGACTGTCAGCGAAGAAGGCGCGGGCCGTGAGCGCCGGGCCGGTGCGCGCGAAACGCGAGAAGGCCGCGAGACCGCCCAATGCCAAGACTGGAGTTGTGGCACCACTCGGCAGCGAGGAGAAGATGGAGCCGATGCGCTCGAACGGGCCGAGCGCCGCACCGATCTGCCGACCGGCGAAGGTGATCGTCGAGGCGATGGCTTTGATCGCGGTGATAAAGCCGCCCTCACCGATCTGGCTGCCGACCGCTTCAAACTCGATGCCGATTTTTTTGATCTGCTCGTTGACCTGACCGAGCTTCTTTTCAAGGTCTCGCGCTGCGGAGCCTTCCGACTTCGCAAGCTGTTCTTTCACTTCCTCCGGTAGTGCTGTCTGTCCGGCGCGGTAGAGCGGCAGGAAGTAGCGGAGGCCGAGCGCCGAGCCGCCGCCTGCCGCTTTCGCGAGCGCCTGTAGTTGCTGGTTTGAGAGATTCGGTGCAAGCTCCTGCACTTCGCGGTTGAAGCGCCCGACGTGTGTGAGCACATCGGCGGGCCGGAAGCCGAATTCGCGCAGCGTGCTCTCGGCTTCGGGACGGCGCAGGTTGGCAGGCTCGCGGATGAGCGCGGTCGCCGGGTTGCCACCACCTGTACCACCACCGCCACCTGTCGTGCGGTAAAGCTGGATGATCTGTTCGTTGAGTTCGGTCGCGGTGCCACCGGCAGCCGCGAACGACGACGCCGCACGCCCGATGGCGGGGAGTGTCTGCTGGAGGCGAGCGTTGAACTTGAGTTGCCCGACATCGAGTTCGTTGAAGGTTTTGGCGATCCCTGACGGTCCCTCTTTGAACGACACGTTGAGCGCCGCGAAGGTCTTGACCGCATCCTGAATCGGTACTTCGTCGAGCTTCTGCGCGAGCAGCGCCGTGCGCGCCACTTCTTTCGACGCCTGCTGTGTCGGGAACGCGCGCGCGGCGTAGAACTGCGCCGACGCCGCCTCGCTGATCGGGACGTTGATTTCGGTCGCCAGTTTGCGGAAGCCGGACGCCGCCGCCGCTTTGTTCACACCCTCCAGCGAGCGTTCGAGTTGTGACACACCGCTCTGTGTCTCGATGGCACCCTGACCGAACTTCTTGAGCGCCTCGTATGCGCCATAGACGAGACCGCCCGCGACAGCCCACCCCGCGAACTTGCCGATGGTCTGCACCATCGAGTTGCCGAACTCGCGCATCGTGACTTCGCCGCGCGCGAGCGCCGAGATGAACTCCGTGGAGAGCGCGCCGTGACGGGTGAGCGCGTTGGCGCTTTCGCCGTAGATGCCGACCGAGCGCTGGAAGATGCCGTTGACGCGCTGCTGCACGTCGCCCTGCGCCGCGATCTCCGCGTTGAGCGACGCGATCTTCGCGCGCGTATCCGCCTCGGCACCCGAGAGCGTGCCTGCCGGGACCACCTCGGGACCGAGCGGGTTGCCCGCTTTGTCGTAGCGCTGGAAGCGCGTCACGCGCTCCGTGCCGCCCGGCAGGAGGCCCGCGTACTCAGGCTGCGCGAGCGTGCTGGCCGTGTACTGCGGGAGGAGCCGCTGCTGGCGGTAGAACTCGCTGACGGCCTGTTCGCGCGCGGCTGCGCCGGGACCGTAGGTGCCCGCCTCGCGCGCGAGTTTCGAGCTTTCGCTGTACTGCGGAATCAGGATCGGCGCGCGGTTGAACCGCTCCACCTCAGCGGCGCGCCTAGCCGCTTCGCGCGCTTCGATGGCTCCCCGGTCGAGGATGACCGGCGCAGCCGCCGCGCGCGTCGATGCACGCTCGATGGCCTGCTCCAGTTTCGCCGCAGCCGCCGCCGACGCTGCGCCGACATCGAGAGTGCCGAAGCCCGCCGAGGACGCGCCGTACTCGACCCGGCGAGCGCCACCTGCGGCTGCGGCAGCACCGGCCCCCTCCGCACCCGCGAGACCGGCGACCCCGGCGCGCTCGCGCCACGCAGCGGTGTTGGCGGCGAGAGCAGATGTCTCGGCCTGGAGCCTCGCCGTGAGCGAGGAAATCTCCGCGACCTGCTTCTGCATTGCAGCGACCGACTCAAGTCGTGCCGTCGTGTTCGCCTGAATGCTCTTGGTGTTCAGCCCTTCCGTGGCCGTCAGCGTTTTGAAGCTCTTGTCAAGCTCCCCGATCTGCGCGGCAGTCTTGGCGAGCGCCTCGGACGCCTGTGCCTGTGCGCTGCCGTATTTGGGATCGCGTGGCATGGCCTATTTGTCGAACCCGATGAGCAGCCTGTCGCGGAGTGCGTTCTTCATCATCGGCCCCGAGGACTCGTCGCCGCCCTTGCCTTCCATTTCCGCCTTGCGCATCGCCTTCACGTCAGCCCACCACTCCTCCATCGCATCGCTGTTGAGCCAGATGCGCTTAGGCGGGCGCTCCTTCTCGGGTAGCTCCTCGAACGACAGGAACCCAAGCGCCGCCATGATCGCGTTGTGGACGGTGTACGGAAGGTCATACGCTCGTTCGATGCCGTGCGGATACAGGGATGAGATGTCACCGAGGTCACGAGCGAGGCGAACAACGCTCAGCCACCTCTCATCCAAGATCAGTTTCCCGAGGCATCACCCCGGTTTAGCCGCGACTCAAGTTCGTCCAACGCCTCGTCGAGTGCCCGAATCACCTCGGGCGGCGCGGCCTTCATGTCGTCCATCTTCGGCCAGTAGCGGAACGACGCGACTCCACCGGGGCACTTGCGCGTGCAGATGAAGCCCATCCAGGTGTAGTAGGTGGTGCTGCGCATCTGCTCCGCTTCGTGCTCGATACGATGCTCGCGCAGCGCCTCGCGGAACGGCTCGTCAGCGAGCGTGCGCAGCCCCGCGCGGATGTTCTCCCGTTCGGCGCTGATCCGCGCTTCGAGGGTCTCGTCGTACTCGGCCACGAGCTTCGTGAGGGTGTCGAAGTCGTCGCTCCGCTGGTCCTCGGGGAGCGCTTGCTGGCGGACTAGCTCCTCGCGGTGCTGGCCGATGTCCGCGAACTCCTCCTGCTCGCGTACCTCCGTGATGAGGTCCATGATCTTCTTGCGCAGCTTGTCCTCTGCGATCAGAACGACGTAGCCCTCGCGATCCTCGCGCATCGCTTCGTCGAGTTCGGACTCCAAGATCGCGTAGGCGTCGGTCTCGGGGTCGCGGAAGGCCATCTTGCGCCGCGCCGCCGCAGCCCGGCCCTTCTCCACGATGTCGTTGTGCTGGAGCGTGTTCGGCAGGCAGAGCCATGCGTGGAAGTGCTGCGGGTCCTTGCACTCGCCGTCCTCGCGGTGCTCGCACTCCCGCGCGCCCTCTCCGACGTGGACGTAGGTGCTGTACTCGAAGAGATGGGCGCTCGTCCGTGTCGCCTCTGCGCCGCCCTCAGCGGGCGCGCCGTTCTGTTCGGCCTGCTCCGGTGCCACCGTTGATGCCTCCATTTTCGTACCTCCCTAGTGGTGTTGCCGTGACGTAAGTTAGCTCATCGGGCCGACGACTCAGTTGACCCGCACGATGTCGAGGAAGATGTCGTAGCCGGTCTCGTTGTTTTCTTCGCCGCCTGGCGCGCCGAGTAGCTGGTATTCGAGCTTGATCTTGGTCCCGGCTTTGATGCGCCATATCCACGAGTCCGTGGGGTCGGGGTTGACTTCCCTGCCGAGGTACACAGACGAGTAGATCGTGTCGCCCGCGTCGATGCCGCCCGCCGTAGTGCTTGGGCGCAGCCATACCGCCTCTGCGTGTTTGGCGTTGCTCATCCCCCACCGCAGGCGCAGCATGTAAGTGCCCGCCGTTTTGACTTCAATCTCTTCTTCGTTCGGCAGCGCGAGGTCCGTGCCTGCGCCCCCGGCAGCGCCCGGTGTTTTCTTCCACTTCAGCGGATTGAGTTTCCCGTTGTTTTTGAACGTCGCCGGTTCCGCGTTGGTGGCGTTGTATTCGAGATGCAGACGACTGTCGGGCACCGTGCCCGCCGCGCCCGTTTCGCCTTTTTCGCCTGTTTCGCCTTTTTCCCCGCGTTCGCCTTTTTCACCGCTACCGCCGACCGCTTCGAGCGGGGCCGTGCGGATTTCGTGATTGCCGCAGGTGATGTAGATAGTCGGGCCAACGATGAGCGCGTTGAGAGCGCCCTGTTCGACGGGAAGGTAATTTGCGTCGGGGAACTCGGGATCGGTATGCACGCGCCCGACACCTTCACCATCCGTCCAGTACAGATCGTGCCCGTGTACCGCCATGTGCCGCACGGCTTCCGGCACGCGCAGCCAGTAGGGGTCGTTGCCACCTTCGACGATGTGCCGCCCGATGTAAAAGCGTTCTTCTTCGTTTTCGACATATCTCCAGCCGTAATAGACATACGGCCCGGCAGCGGCGATACCTGCCGTGTTTCGCGAAAGCGGCACCATGCGTGCTTCATGGCCGCTTCCGTCCACCTTGATGCGCCCGATCCATTCGTAGTAGTTGGGGCCTTCTTCACCTTCCCACACGAAGTACAGCCATTCACCGCTAACCGCGATGTCATGCATTTCACCCTTTTCGGTGAAGGCCGCGTGCTGCCATTCGGGTTGCGCTTCACTCCCGTTGATATTCGCGCGCCCGAGCCAGAGTGTCCCTTCGCTCCACGGCGCGTTCCACGACCAGAAGAGGAGCCATTCGCCTTCGTCGGGCGTGTAACAGGCGAGGCCCACGACGTTGCGCCCCGGCGCAGCCAAGAGCCAATGGGCTTCGCGCGTGCCGTTGCCGATATTGACCCGTTCGATGTATTCGCCGTTGGCGAGGTAGAGATATGTGCCGTCTGTGGCAGCCTGCCCCGCATTCGACGTGCCTGTGACGAACTGCCGAGTGGGACCAGGCACCGGGTCGCCAAGCAGCGCGGCGACAGCCTCGTCGTCCTCGATGCCGAGCACCGCCGCGATCAGGTCGAAGTCGAAGCCCCTGTTCGCGAGGGTCTGCGCACGCTCAACGAGCGTGGGCATGAGCGCCTACGAGGAGGACGGGTAGATCGCGCCCGGCGCGTAGGGAGCCGGGTAGTGCGTGGCCGCGACTTCCGGCAGCGCGCCCGTGCGCCCGCCTGACGCCTGTCCGCCCGGACCCGGCGCGTAGCCAGCTTCATCTCCGAGCGGCTCGATGGGCGGCGAGGCCACGGACGGAAGCGCCGCCGTATTGCCCGCCTGCGCCTCGCCGCCGCCAAGACCGGCTGCGGCGGGCACTTGGCTCGTCACGCCGGGAGAGGAGCCGACCGACGCCGCCACCGTGGGCGGTGCGGTGGTCGCGCTCTGGCTCGTGCCACCGGCCTGACCGGGCGACGGACCCTCAAGTTCCGAGTGGCCCTCGGTGGCTACTGATGGAGGAGCTTCAGTTGCGCTCTGATCGGTCCCACCAGCGGGACCGGGACCAGGACCCTCGATTTCGGAGTGGCCCTCGCCCGCTGCCTCTGTGGGGTACGGCCCGGTGTAGCCAGATGCCTCCATCGTTGCCTCCTATGCCGTCTGCTGGACTTCGGGACCGGGTGAGATGGTTTCGGCAGCGGGTGCCGCCGCGTCGGAGCGCGCGGGCGGGCTGCCCGCGTAGGTGTGCTGCGAGATCAGCGCGAAGGTTTTGGTGAAGCCCGAGTTCTGGAGCACGTAGGTCGCCTCACCTACGGGTGCCCAATGCACGAAGTCCGTATCTTCGTGCGGCGTGTTGCCTTTGTTGCCGGACGCCTGCGAGCGGTAGATGATCCCTTCATCTTCGACGTATGCGCCCTTGGCATACGTGCTACCCGCGCTGTAGGCGGCGATGGGACCGACGAGGGGCGGACCCGGCTGGAATGCGAGGTCCGCCAGAGCCTCGTTGAGAGCTTCCTCTTTTTCCGCCTCTTCAGCGAGAGGGATGGTCGCGATGACCGTGCCGGTACCTCCGGGCATGGCCTATTCGCCCTTCACCTCTTCAAACGTGCCGGTCTGCGACTCCCATGACAGCGGCAGCGAGAGCACCTGGAGCACTTTCGCGAACGTGCCGGGAATCTGGAGCAGCGCGTCTTTCACCCGGATCGACTTCAGGACGACAGTCGGTTCTTTCGGGTTGTAAATCTTCGCTTCGAGCGGCTGCGGGTTTTCGTTGAGGTAGCCAAACACCTCTTTGCGGCTGACACCCGTGAGCGTTTCGAGCGCCTGATACAGCGCCTCCTTTTCCTTCGGCTCGATCTGAATGGTGCCGTTGCAGTCGATGCCCGTTTCGTTGTAGCCGATGGGGTCGAATTCGCCCATCTCGCGCTGCACTTCGCCCGAGTGCGTGGCGTTGAGGTCGAAGCTCTGAATGCCGTGGAGCTTGACCTTTCCTTCGCCTTCTCCGACGAGGATTTCGATGTTGCGGCCACGGACGGCAGCCGGGGTGACAGTCGTGGAAGCGTGCGCCGCTTCGTTGATTTCTTTTTTGACCGCCGCGAAGTAAATCCACTTGATGACCGCACCTTCGGCGGGGGGCACGGTGAATTTGATTTTGACTTTGGCGGGCGCTTTGCCCGGTTCTTTCGTGCCTTCCTCTTTGTAGTCCACACCCGGCTGCTGAATGACGCCGTTGACGAGGACTCCGAGGATCGCCTTGTAGGTCGTGCCACCTGCCCCGCCGATGCGGTAGACGCGGCAGACCTGTCCCGTTTCAAACGTCGCGGTCGCGCCGTTGCCGGTAGCGGTCTCCTCGATGGGGTACGCGCCCATCGCTGCTTTCGATTCCGCGTTTTCGGCTTCGTCGGCCATGTAGTACGTGCCGCCGTTGAGCGTGACCGTCTGCTCAGCGTTCGCGGTGACGCCGAATTTGTATGACAGCGCGGTCGGGTAGTACATCGGGACGACGACGCCGGACGTGATGTGGGTGTGTTCCCCGGTGGGGTCCTGCGCCCACGGGCACGCGAGGTTGATGAACTGGCAGTTGCGCCAGTCGTATTTCGTGCCGTTCGGGTCGGCGTGGGCCGGGCCTTCGTTGCCGCCCATCGCGCCGACTTTGCCGGTCAGCATCGCCATCATGTCGCAGGACACGTCCCACGAGGTCATCTGGAAGCTGAAGTTCGCCTCGGTGAGAATCTTCCCCACAACGAGGTCGTTGCCGGTCTCACGGATGGTCTCGGTCGGGATGCGCGGGTTCTGGAGACCCGAGTCCTGAAGGCGGTCTATGACGTTGAGGCCACCGACTGTGATGATATGCCCGGCAGGAATGCTCATGTGGTCTCAGTCGCCTCCGTATCGTTGAACGCAAATCGCTCCGCGAGATCGGTGGAGAGGTCTCCTACCTGATCGCCGGGCTGCACCTTCAGCGCCCGGATGCCCTCGTAGGCCAACCCGTTGATCTTCTCGCGGCAAGTGCTCTTGAACGTGTCGATTGCCTTCTCGTGTCCGGGCGGAATGAGCGGCTCAATCACCTTCTCGAACTCCCCGAGGAGGGTGAGCATGGCCGACCTGCGCCGCCGATGTATTGCGGCCTCTGGACCGCTGTCGTCTTGGCCTAATATACGCGGCTGACCACCGTTTTGCGCGACTTGAGTCGTGGCGCGGGCGCTCACGGGAGACCTTCCCCGTACACGATCTGAGCGGTCTGCACCTCGACTTCAAACGCCCGCCGCACGGCGTCCAACTCGCCCTTCCAGAACGCCTCGATGTCGGGGATCGAGTCTTTGACGAACTCCCGCGCTTCGATGGGATTGCGGATGCGCCCGCTGCCGCGATCTTCGCCCTTGCCGCGCGGCTCGAACACCGGATGCTGGCGGAATTCTTCGCCCTCGGGGTGCGATTCGCCGGGCATGAACACGCCGTAGAGGATGCGCCCGACGTGCCCCGAGTAGCCAAGCTCCTGCGTCCACCACCACTCGACCTTGCTGTCGAGCAGACTCTCGTTGGCGATGCCGATGGACCCCCACCCGATGTCCGCCGACAGGTCCACCGGCAGGACGCCGCACTCCAGGTAGTCCTCAAGGCGCGGCCCGCCTGCACCGTGGCTGTCAGGGCGCACGCGGCTGTTGCGCTCGTGTTCAACGAGGACATGCGTGCCGTGAGCGACGACAGACACGGCCATCGCCTTTAGCTCAAGCTCCAGCGTGCGCATCGCATCTGCGACACGCTGCGCGCCAGGAATGTCGCCCGCCAGTAGCAGACGTTGCTCGATGGCCTTGCATTCCGACTGCGCTCTCGGGATACCTCTGACGAAGCAGTAGAAGGCGTAGTTGTCCATCTAGGGCACGAAGTAGTCCGTGAGGGTGATCGTCGTCGTCCACACGTATTGGTCCCACGGGCGCGGACTCTGATTTACCTCATGGCGCACTTGTGCCTTGTCTACGCGCAGACTGTCGATCTGCGGATTACCTTCCTGTCCGAAATCGAGCAGAGGTATTTCTGCCTGTCCCGCCCGGAACACATGCTTGATCGCGTGCGCGAGCTTGCGCCCGAAGCGCGGCTCCGTGGCGAACGTCCAGACGATGAGGGTGTGGACGTACTCGGTCAGGTCGCTGCCCATCTCGATGAGTTTGCCGCCATCGTCGATGTTGAAGCCGAACGCGACCGTCGTCATCTCAAGCTCCTGCGCACGTTCCTCGGGCGTCGGGAACGCTTCGCGCAGGCGAACGTCCTGCCCGCCGCCCGACAGCACGAAGCCGTATGTCGGCAGGTCCGAGTTGAGCAGCGCGAGCGCGCTGAGTTCGACAAGCTCCTCGCGCAACAGCGTGGTCATAGCTGCTCCCCGTAGACGAGTTGCCGGTACACCTGTCCGCCGAGGCTGAATGGCTTGGCCTCACGGATGGAGTAGTCGAGTCCGTTGACGTGCATCTCCTTCGCCGTTTCGACATCTTCGTAATCGCTCTGAGCGATGTCGAGGATGATGTCCATGCCCGATACCTCACCGAGCGCCACGACATCGGTGTCACTCTGCGGACGCAGCGGCGAGCCTTGCTTGAGGATCACGAGACACGTCTTGGTCACTTCGGTCCATGCCGCGTTTTCCTGCTTCACCGTGGCGTCGTAGGGCAGGCCGGTGATCGGGTTGATCTTCGTGCCTTCCGGCCATGTCGGGGCAGTCGGCACCTTGAAGATGACCGGCGCGCCGCCGACGACGCGGAGGTTCGCCTGTGCCTCGATGAACCCGGCTATGTCTATCGCAGCCATGCGATCCCCCGCGCGGGCGTGCCGAAGCGGATGCGAAGTTCGTCCACGCTCAGGTGTTCGACCAGCGCCTCGGTCTCGTTGAGCGCTTCAGCACCGACATCTTCCGCCTGCACGGTGACGGACGGATAGCGCCCGAGACCGTGCGGGATCAGCCAATGGCCGAGCGGGTCCTGCACGACGAAGTGATACCCGGCCTCGTCGAGACCGCTGGAGGTGATGTCCGGTTGCGGAGGTGTTCCACCTCCAGCGAACGTAAGGGGTGACTTGAGTTCGCCCTTCGCGATCTCTGCCGGGGTGGGCGCGAGTGCGATTAGCTCTGTCATCAGAACCCGGTCGGCGGGTACATGACGGGCACGACAGCCGCCTCCTGTCCACCGGGCAGGCCACCGGGCACGTTGACATCGAAGTAGCCAGCCCACCACTCCAGCACGGCGACCGTCGCCTGATCGCGCACACGGATGTTGGAGGCGTAGCGGTCGAGCACCGGGATGTTGATGCGCAGGCCCGCGATGGCTTTGTCGCGCTCGTCGATCAGCGAGTTGAGGTAGTTGCGGATCAGGTTCGCGGACAGGCTCCACGTCCACTCCGTTCCCTCGTTCTTGATGCTTTCGCTGATCTTCATGTTGTTGAAAACGTGGAAGTAGTAGTTGAGCGCGACCTGTGCGGCGATGATCGCTGTCTCCCACTCGGTCAGCGGTGTGTCGGTGCGCCAGCGCGTCGGATAGCCGCCGAGCGGGTCGCGCTCCTTCACGAGCAGTTCGTGGTGGAAGAAGCTGCCGCTGAGCATCACGACATCGCCGCAGGCGTCCGCGATCATCGCGTACAGTTCCGCGTCGGTCAGCGGCGGTCGCTTGTTCGCGTTGCCCCACGGACCTTCCACCTTGCGTCGCGCGCGCGGGACGAGCACGTACAGATCGGTGAGGTCGGGTGGCGTGCCATCCCACCGTTCCGATTCGACTTCGAGCTTGCCCTGGCTGACAGCGGTGCCCGCCTTGAGCCATTCCCAATGCCAGAGGCCGGTGACTTTCGGGACGTAGTTGGCGTGGTAGTGCCCCGTCGAGTCGTGGTGGATTTCTCCACCTTCGAGCGTGTGTTGTTTGATTTCCGCTGAGTCGGTCAGTTTCGGCTCGACGAGGCGCAGCTTCAGTTCTTCGACATCTTCCGGCGCGCCCGTGTCCGGGTTGGTCATCACCGTGCGGAACGTCGCCGTGCTGCCCGTCGTGACGGTGGGGATGGGGTCCTCAGCGCTCATTCGACCGTGCTTTCTGCGTGGATGGCGGGGCCGACACTCGACTGCTCGTTCGACGTGATGGTCGTCGTGCCTACGATACTCGGCTCCGTGGATGATGTCACGACTTCATTCGCGGCATCAGAGGTCGCTGTGATGGCGGGGCCGACTGTGGAGGTGAGATGCCCCGGCGTGTACGGGTGGTGGACGACGGTCGTTTCGACTTCGGCTTCCTGCGTCTGGCTGACGACGCCCACGCGCAGCACACGCTTGACGAGGACCGCGCTGGAGGTGTCGGAGAGCGAGAACGTCCGTGCGAAGCGACGCACGAGCGTCGGCGTTGAGGAGCCGGTGGCGCTCAGCACGCGCACCGCCGAGCGCGTGAAGCTGACGGCCTGCGCCTGCGTGAGCGCCATGACGCGCAGAACCGCGCGCGTGTAGCTGACGCTCTGGCTCTGAGAGACCGAGAGCGAGCGCGTGATGCGCTCGACGACGCTCGCGCTCTGCGTCTGTTCGGCGCTGAGTTCTTTGGTGTGTTCGTGGTGTTCGACTTTCGCCGTCTGTTCGGCTGTCTGTTCCTGGCTGGCCGACAGCGAACGCCGCACCTTGAGCGTCATCGTCAGCGCGCCCGACTGCGAGAGCGCGAAGATGCGTGAGACCGCCTTGCTCGACGAGAGCGACTGGCTCTGGCTCGCTTCGAGGCCGTGCAGGACGCCCGCCGCCATGCTGATCGACTGGCCCTGTTCGAGCGCAAAGCTGCGGCTGAAGGACCGCACGAACGACGGCGAGGTTTCCTGCGAGACCGTCAGGAAACGTATAAGCGCGTTTGTACGCGAGACCGTCTGACCCTGCGAAATCGCGAGGATTCTCGTCGAGGTCAGGGTCAGTTCACACGACTGAAGTTGCGTTGTCGAGAGGGTTCGAGCCTGCGATCTCTGAACCGAGACTGTGCTCGAATCGCTCGCGGTCAGGATGCGCGTGACGGTCTTGAGCGGCGCGGAAATCGTCTGGCTCTGCGAGAGCGTCGAGAAGATACGGGAGACCCGCAGTTCGACCGTGGGCGTCTGCGACTGCGACACGCTCAGCGTGCGCACGAGCAGGCCGTGCGTCATCGTCACGGTCTGGCTCTGTTCGGCGCTCAGTATCCGCTTGGGCGTGAGCGGCTCCGTGATCGACTGGCTCTGCGAGATCGACGGCATGAGCCGTGTGACGGTTATCGGCATCGTCGGCGTCTGCGACTGCGTGAGTTCGAGGATGCGTTTGAGGCTCTTCAGCGGCGCAGAGATCGACTGGCTCTGAGAGAGGGTCAGGACGCGCGCCGTTTTCTTTACGGGCGCGGAGATGGTCGATTCCTGCGTGAGCGCGAGCACGCGCTTGGGCGTCTTTTCGACCGTGATCGTCTGCGACTGGCTCACCGTCAACGTGTGTTCGTGCAGGAATGTCCAGCCGGTGTTGCCGCCGAGGTTGCGCCCGTTGATGTCGCGGAAGGTGCCGCCGCCTTCGCCCGTGGAATCTTCGAGTTCGACGGCGGTGAGTTCGATGGTTTTCGCCGCGCCGAGTTTCAGTTTCCAGGCTTTGCCCGCGAGCGAGGATGTGATCTTGACCTTTTCGGCTTCGGTCGCGTTGGTCGTGAATTCGCCCGTGATCGTCGTGGTCGAGGATTTTTCAAATTTCGTCACTTTGGCCTGCGAGCCGCGCGTGTTGACGCGCAGGTTCGTGAAGGTGTTGCTGCCCTGCATTTCCGTGGACTGCCCCGCGAGGATGACCGTCGAGTAGGTCTTGCCGCCACCGTGGAATTTCTTGGCCGTTTCGGTGTTGTCCGTGAGTTCGATGGTGGACGTGCCCGCTTCGATGGTCGTGCCTTCGACCACCGACCACGCTTCCCCGGTGCCGTTGCAGATGATTTTGCTCGCGCCGAGTTTGCCGGTGGTGGAGGTGGCGAAGCCGAATTTCCCGCAGGTGACTTCCTGGCCGTTCGTGTCGATGGTCCCGCCTGAGACCGTGATGTTCTTAGAGCCGTTGTTGATGGCCGACACGAACTTGGTCGTGCCGCCTGCGCCGATCACTTTGATGGCGATGCCGAGTTCGATGGCGATGTTGACTTCTGCCGTGCCAGCCGTGTTCGCAAATTCCAATTCGACCGTCGCGCCCGTCGTGAGTTTCGCTTCCGCGCCGAGCGTAAAGTTGCCGAACACTTTGACGACGCAGGAGCCTTTCGGGTTGAAGGTGTTTTTGTAGTTCGCACCCTTGACTTCTTTGCATTCGACAGTCGTGGCAGTCGAGACTTCGAGTTTGCCGCTTGTCGAGAGGAGTTCGACCACATCTTCTTTGCCGGGCACTTTCGTCGCCGCCTGAAATTTCCCGCCGACTTCTTCTTCCCACGTCGAAGTCGCGGACCACAAGCCACCGCCTTCCTTGACCTTGAAGTTCGTACCCGCGCCACCGGCCATCATCGGCATGAACGCGACCCGCCATGAGCCGAGCTTCCAGCGCCATATCTTCGGACGCCGGTAGCGCCTGCGCCAGAACGGGATCGGGATGATCTCGATGCTCCGAACGATGGTGCGCGCGGACTTGCCGCCCACCACGATCACGAGGTTGAACAGCACCGGGCGCTGCGCCGCGCGCATGCGCTCACGCACGCCGCGTGGTAGCAGGCTACTGAGTAGCACGCTACGGAGTAGCAGCCAGATCACCGCAGCGCCTCGTCGATGATGTCCAGCAACTCCTTGCCCTTCTCGACCAACAGAGCGATGAGGGGCCGCGCGAGCCGAAGCGCGCGCCGCGTCCGTTGAAGCGTGACTAGAGCAGCGTCTAGCTCTGGAATCGGTGTCGGGCGGCGACCAAATGCCAAGCCAATCACCGCACCACCCGAAGCCTTCGCTCGCCCTCGCGCACGTAGAGATACGCCTGGACTTGAGTCAGGCGATGATCGTCGCAGAGCTTCTTGAAGCCTCCCCGCCCCTTTATCGGGGCACTACAGCGGAGGCAGTCCTTGAGGCGATTGGGAAGGGGCACACATTCCTCACCATGATAGTGAGCTACGCCTGCTTGACCTTCCACTTATACGTTATGGAGTCGCCGTTGTTCAGGTTGTCGGTGTTGTGCGTGGCCGACACGAACATGTTGCCCGACGTTGACGCATCGAAAGTCCCGGCCTCGTCAACGGCGCGTTCCGCCGTCGCCGTGATCGTGCCTTCCACCTGATACGTGTCTTTCGGGTTCGTCGTTTCGACGGTGGACTCGGTGCCCGTGGTGCGGGTCTCTTTTTCGTTGGTGAGACCCGTGTCCGAGGCGGCGGCGGTGCGGCCCGCGCCTTCGTGCGCGCCCACGCCGAGCGCGAGGAACTTGGGCGACGTGGTGTACGTTTCCGGCGACGTGCGCAGGCGGTCAGCGAACATGGCTTTGCCTTTGTTCGTGACGACGGTGGCGACACCGAACGCCCACCGGATGAGGTCTTTGAGCGTCGGCAGCGGACGCGGGCGGGTGAGTGCAACTGCGTCGTTCATGCCGATGCCTCCTGGCTCTGCTCAGCGGTGAGTACCTGCTCGTGCTGCTCCCCTGCGGGCATCGGCTCAACCGGTGGCTCGTCCTTCCACGTCGATGTGCCGTCGCCGTTGTCGTGGAGGTACTGGAGCTTCACCTCGCAGTCGGGGAACTCTTCCTTGGCGGCGGCGAGCAGTACCTCGGCCACCTTGTCACGAGGCGTGGTCTCACCCGTGAGCGGGTTGACGAAATCTTCGATGCGCCCCTGACGGAAGGCAGAGATGCTCTCGGGAGCCTCGACCGTGCTGCCGTCGTCAAGCGTCTGTGTGTGAGCCGGGTGGACAACTGCTACGCGCATGGCCTCGCCCTTCCTATCTCGGGGTGTCGCAGCCGGTACAGAAGCCGCCTGATCGGGTTGCGGTGCCAGTACGCCACGACCTTCATCTCGTCACCCGGACGGGGCTTGCCGTCCGCGCGCGTGATGGAGCGTTCGAGCACGATCTCCTGCGGCTGGTTCACGACCGCCCCACTTCTAACACCGGGTAGGTCACACCCCACTCGCAGAGTTCGTTGGGACCACACGAGGCCGTCTTGCGCCGCTGACGGCGCGGACGTTTGACTTCGCGCCGCGTGCTGACGAAGTAGCCGTCGCCGGTCGTGAGCTTGCGAGGACCCATCAGTCGCCGGTCTCCTCATCGGGCGCGACTTGAGTCGGGGCGTCCGGGGAGCCGACCTCCTCGTTGGCCGCGTACTCACCCTCGGGCGCTTCGTTGGCGGGCGTCTGCGCAGCGCCGGTCTCCTCGCCGGTCGGCGTCACGCCTGCGGTCTCCTCGCCAGCGATGGCGCTTTCGCTCGTGCTGCCGTCGCCGCTGCCTTTGAACGCCTGCGAGCCGGGAGTCGAGCTTTCGACCGTGGCCGTGCCTGCAATCGCGCCGCCCTCGGGCGCGGGAGGCTCGCCCTGAAGCGGCGCACCGGCAGCCTGATCGGTGCCACCGAGCGCACCCGGCTGTGGAGCCTCGGTGCGCTCAGGGTTGTCCACCCACGACTGCCGGTCGTCCTCGGGAGAGGGTGCCTCGTGCTCTGGCGGGGCACCCGGACGAGTGTGAGATGGCGGCACGGCAGCGGTGGACGACGGGACTAGAGTCGGCGCAACGCTCGTCGTTGGGATCGGCCTGTCCGTTCCCTGCGCGAGCGCGGCGTCGGCTGTCGCCCGATCCGCTGCCTCTTTGCTCTCAGTCTGCGGCGCGTTGGCCGTGCCCGGCACGTAGCGCGCGTGTTCGTCAGCGATCTCGGGCGAATCCTCGACCAGCACCAGCGGGATCATCGGGTGCATCTCGTGCGCCCCGGTCTCGCTGTTGACGAACTCGAACTGCTGCTCGACGAACGGGTTGTCCTTCGCCTGCGCAGGCGCGCGCGCGGTCAGGACGGCCTCATCATCGGAGAGGTAGACGGTCCCGTAGGGCGCGACGCTCACGCCCTCCTGCGCGCCGAGATGGTTGAGTTTGACGACGCCAAGCCAGCCCGCCGTCTGGTTCTTGTACGGCTTCTTGGCGACCTCTGCCCTACCTGCCTCGGCTGCTGACGGAACTCCCATGCTTCCTACCTCCCTATTCGCCTGTGTGTCCGCCCATGCACCCTACGGTGGACGGCGGACGCTTAGGTGAATACGAGGCGACCGAGCCGACCGCGACCGATGCCGTAGAGGAGCATGCCCGCATCCCGCGCTGTCTCCCAACGCACGTAGAAGCCAGGACGCTGAAGCTGCTGCACCTTCGGCTGGTCGCCGTAGTACGTCAGACGCCCGCAGTTTTGGCCGATGACCCAAATCTCGTTCACCGGCAGCACGAGGTTGCCAGCGAAGTTCTCGAAGTTCTCGACCTCGACGATGGGGTAGCCCTTGTAGAGACCCACCTGCCCGGCGTCGAAGATGCGCTCAGCGACGTAGTAGCCGAACTGGACGCCGACGTTGGACAGGATGCGGACTGCGTTGCGCGCGCCGAGCAGCGTGACTTTGCCTTTCGAGCGCTGCGCCACGAAGTCGATCACCGGGTCGATGTTCGCCGCCGTGAGCGTGGCCGCAGGCGCGGTCGCGTAGGTCGCACCGGCCTGGATGCCCGCCTGGATGAGTTCCACGAGGCGGAACACCGGAAGCTGACGGAGCTTCTCCTCGGCCTGAGACTGGAGCCGCTGGTAGCTGTTCCAGAATTCGAGCGCGATCTCGTCGCGGTGCAGGTCGATGGCAGCGGCCATCTCTTCCCTCGGCATCTGCGTTCTTTCGTAACGCAGCACGTCGGAGAGAATCTGACCGCCCTTGCCCTGCCAGTAGGCGTTCAGACCGCGCAGGTCCTCGTCCACCCACTCGACCTCACCGAGTCCGACTTTCGTCACGTCGATGACGCGCGGGAGGATGTCGTCGGCCATCGTGTCCGACCACGCGATCTCGAACAACTGGAACGCAAGCTCCTCCAGGTCGGACGGGTGGCGCATGAAATGCGCGCCGAGCATTTCGTTGCTCTCGCGCATCATCACGTCGCGACGGTCCTCGTCCTCGCAGGCCGCGACCTCTGCCAGTACGCGCTCGACTAGGGCGTCCATTTGATCGTCAACTCCCTTCTCGGCTCGCGCCTACTGGTTGCTCCGCAGGAAGCGGACTGTGAGGATGGCTTCGTTTTCCGTCCCGTAGTAACGGGGCGGGGCCTGTACGATGAAGATGCCCGTGCCAGCGACGGTGTTTGCGTCACCGACCTTCTGCCACGCGCCTTCACCGGCAGTCTTGAGTGCGGGGCGCGCACCTTTCGGGTTCCACCCGATGATGTCGCCCTCTTTGTATCCCGCTTTCGGGACGACGAGCGTGAGGTGAAGGACGCCCGTGTGGACCGTGCGGACCCAATCGCCCGATGCAATCGGGAGATTTACGATCTCGTTGGGTCCAAGCGCAGGGTTATACTGCGAGCCGGGGTTCAGGTCCGGCACCATGATCTGTCGCAGCGCGACCGCGAGCGACCCCTGGTAGACGTGCGTGGCGTCCGAGTTCGCTTCGGCGGTCGCGATCTCCACCGTGTCGCCTTCGGCCACGACTGCGACCGAGCCGACCGAGCCGACGAGCGTCGGCTTGACGAGCGAGCCGGGAACGATCACGCCCGAGGCGCGCTTGTTCGACCAGACCTCACCCGGCGAGGCGACATCGGCGTTCGGGAGCTTGCCGGTTCCGGTAAGCGGGTATGCGCCGACTTGAGTTAGGGCTGAAGGCATGTTGGATCAGGCTCCTCTCGTTGTCCGTGGGCCTCTGCCCTACTTGGTGGCCTCGGCCTTTGGCCGCTGCGGTTTCAGCGCCCGCGCGAGCGAGCGGGCGGCGTTGCTGCCGTTGCCGTTCGCCGTTGCCGGTGCCGTGACACCCCGCTGGTTGAAGCTCGCAAGCTCCTCCGGGGTGAAGCTCTCTCCGAATGACGAGGCGGTCTCGCTGCCCTCGCCGCCGCCGCCGTTCTCGTTCCCGCTCGCGGCACCTGCGGCCTCGTCACGCTTGGTTTTGGTCAACTCCTCGACCTCGGCCAGTCGGGAGTTCCAGTCCTCGTCGGACAGCGTGCCCGCCTGCTCCTGAAGGTTGGCCTTCGTGACCTCCCCGAGCTTGGCGACGAAGCCCGCGCCGAGCGCTGAGAAGCGCTTGTCGCGAAGGGCGGTCGTCTGCGCGCTCGACTTCAACTCGTCGCGCTCTTTCTCGGCAGCCTCGCGCGCCGTCTTTTCGGCGGCAGCCTCGCCCTCGGCCTTCTCGACCTTGGCGGTCAGGTCGCGGACCTCTGACGCCTTCTCGTCGGCGTCTTTGCGCGCGTCGTTGCGCTCCTGACGGAGAGTTGCAAGCTCTGACTCCTCGATCTGTACCAGACCCATTTTCGGTGGCTCCTCTCGGGGCTTGTAATTCCCGTCGATATGCGCTCGTTCGTGGAACTCTGCGATCTCGTCTTGAAAGTGATCGAGGTGCGCCTCTGTGTAAGCGCCCCTCCCACCCCGCGAGCCGAAGATCAACCCGGTTCCGGTGAAGCAGACATCGCCTAATATACGCGCGACGTGTCTGTCTCGTAGGTGCTCACACCAATTCGCCTGCTCCCTACCTTCCGACAGCTTCACGTAGGACTGTCCGCACTCTGAGCAGGAGTACCAGGGAGCTTTGCACTCCATGCTCTGCATCATCGTGCCAGCCTTGATGTTGGCCTCGGCCTCCTCCCACACCGGGCCGAATCGGTGACGCCAGATCGCGAGGATTGTCTCCAAGCGTGAGCGATCTGCCTCGATCAGCTTGCAGTCGGCAATCGTCCCGACAGCCGTGCGCGGATCGTGCATAACTGTCACGGGCATCAGCATCGGTGTCAGCGCCTTCAGCGCGATCTCCTCGCTGAGCCACATGTGGCCGTTGAGGTTGGCCTTGCCGCTCTCGACGTACCGGCCCTGAAGCCAGCCGATGTGCTCGTTCGGAGCCATGCTCTTGACAGTCGAGGCGAAGGCGAACTCCTCGACCTGCTGCGCCGAGGGCGTCAAGAGCGTGATCGGCGTCGTGATGTAGAGCCGGTCGCCCCGCTCGAACACATGCGCGCGTGAGAGCAGGTCGGTCACTTGCCACCCATGTTGTGCTTAACGCCGAGTTCGCGCGCGCGCTTCTTGATGAGCGCGGTCGCGGCGCTCACGTTGCCGTGGCCGGACTTGGCGAGCGTTTCGGCGTTGCGCAGGTCGCCCTCGTTCTCGATGGGGTAGGACCCGTCAGCGAGCGCCTTGCCTTCTTTCGCAAGCTGTTTGCGCTTGGCGTCGGGGATGTTGCGCGCCCACTCTTCCGCCGCGCGCACTTCCGCGAAGCGATCTGCCATCTCCCCGAGGCGCTGCGCGACGTACTGGTCGCGGTAGGCGTACACGACGCCTAATATACGCGGACTCAAGTCGCGTTGTCAGGGGCGGGGTCCTCGATCAGCGGCTCGCTGACGAAGCCCCACCGCAGCACCATGTCGTTCGCGCGATTCAAGTCGTACTGCGGTTCGGAGAAGCGCAGCGCCTTGGCGACGATGGCCTCATCCCCGAGTCGCGTACCGACAACCATGCGCAGGCCGTCGTCCAGCTTGACCATGTGCAGCGCCGACACGTTGACGCCGACGTTGACCGGCACGATGATCGAGCGCCCGTTGCGCAGCGGTGCGCCGCCCTCGATGGCCTCGCGCTCGATCTCGGTGACGTAGCCGAGCGCGGCCTCGCCCTCGATCTCCGCGAGGATCGCGTAGGTGGTCTCACCGAAGTAGCTCACGTCGTCGCCCTCGACGATGGCCTTGACGGTCTCGCCCGAGTTGCGCTGGATCACGCGGCGCGGGCGGAAGTTGTCGCGGCCCTGGCCGGGGCTGTCCTTGCCGCGCCCGTTGTTCGAGGACGTGCCTTTCGGACGGCCTTCGTTGTTGTCCTGCGGTTCGCCGTCGTTGGAGAACGGGACGCTCGCGGGCATCAGGATGTCGTCGTCGCCGCGCGCAAGCTCGCGCTCGCGCTCCGCAAGCGCCGCGTCGTAGTCGTAGCCGAGCGCCTCGACCAGCCAGCGCCGGGGCACGTCGCCTCGGTCGCGGGCGTTGAGCAGGTTCGACCAGAAGTCCTTGGCACCCGCGAGGACGATCTTCGCGCCCCATATCGACGGCGCGCCCTCGGTGAAGGTCGAGCGGTTGCGGTTCGCCGTTTCGTCGTAGAACGTCGCCTGCGCGTGGCGGATCATCTTCGCGCGGTCGCCGCCGACCACGCGCGCGAGCAGTTCCATCTCGTTGAGCGCGCCCTGGTTGCCCGCGTCGCTCGTGACCTGCTCGTTCTGTCGGAGCAGGCCCATGCTGATCTTGCGCCCGACCATCCGGCGCTTCGCCGGGTCGAGCATGTTGGTCAGGTCCGGCGAGATGATTTCGATGGTCAGCCGGTGATCCCCGACCATGACGCCCGAGCGCGAGGCGTGCGTGACCTGTCCGACGAGGTTGTCGATCTCGGGCTGCTGCGCCGGGAGGTTGTCCGTGCCCTTCTTGGCGACGACGATGTAGCTCGCGCCGCCTTGCAGGAAGGCGTAGTCGAGCAGGTTGAGCAGGCGCTTGGCCTCAAGCAGCGCGAAGTTGCGCGTCAGCGGCGGGCGCGCGTAGGGCTGCGCGCCCTTGGGCATCGAGGAACGGTGGACCATGCGCTTGTTGAGCAGGTAGACCGTTTTGCCGCGCGTGTTGGGATCGCTGTCGGTGTACGGGATTTCCTTGCGCCCGACGAACAGCGCGGCCATGACCGGCTCTTCCATCGCCATGATCGCGCGCGTGCGCCCCGGCGTCTTGGGCGAGAGGAATGCGTCGAGCCAGCGTTTGATGTTGATGTCGTCGCTGTGAAAGGCGAGTTCGCCCTCGTTCAAGATGTCGTTGGTGATGACGCGGATGTTCTCGGCGGGGAGCACGCCGACGTGCGGCACCTGTAGCTGAGCCTGCACCGGCTCCTTGCTCTTCAGCGGGAAATACTGCATCCGCTGCCGCGTGAAGAGCGTGATCGTCGTGACGCTGCCCGCGATCAGGAACTCGCGGTACATCTCTTCCATCACCGACACGAGGTCCATCGCGGTCGGCGCGGTCATCTGGTTGAAGAACTCCAGCGTCTTTTCGTCGCGGTGCTGGTTCTGGAGACCTTCCCCGAACGCGACGGCGTTGCAGAGACCGAGCGTCCCGGCCACGTCGTCGTCGGTGTCCGCGAGCGCGCGCGCAAGCTCGATCTCTTGGATCACGTTGCCCGGCGTTTTGAACGGCTGCCGCGCGAGCATCGAGGTCTGCACGTTCGAGTACATCTGGAACGTGTTGGGACGCGCCAACTGGAGTCCCGCGTACTCGACCCACTTGTCCTCGATCACCTGTCGCACCTCGCTGTCAGACAGGTCGGTGCGGTTGTCGATGATCGCGGACACCGGCTGCGAGCCGGGACCGAGGTACTGCGCGCGCTGAGGCGGCTGCGCGACGGGCGGAAAGATCGGCTCCTCGCTCATCCTCGCCTAATATACGCTGACGCCAGGACTAAAATTGCGCTAAAGCGGGTAGAAACTCGGCATGGCACTCGCAATAGCAGTCCTCATAGTCGGAATCTGGATGATCTGGTCCTCGCAGGAAGCCGTTTCATCCGGTGTGCAGTTGGTACTCGGCCTCGCGGTCGGCATCCTCGCGCTCGCGGAGATGTGGCCGTGGATTCAGGCACGGACGCGGCGGGGTGCCCCGTGATCGCGATACTTGCACTCATCGTGCTGCTCGCGCTGCTTGGCGGCGGCTTCGCGGTCCACTTCCTGTGGTTCATCCTGGTGGCACTCGTCGTCATCGCCCTCCTCGCGGCGCTGACAGGCCGCACGCTCTGGTAGCTACGAGCCTGAGAGCATCGAGTACGCGCGCGAGCAAATGCGCTCGTCGCGCTCAAGGCGAGCGATCTGGTCGTCGATGCTCTCGGCCAGTCGCTTCGCCTCGCGCCCGGCGTCGTACTGCGCCGGGGCGACCTTGATCTTCGCGCGCTGGATGTCCGCCGCCGTCCATCGCGCGCGCGGCTTGCCAGCCATCGCGATCTCCCATCCGGCGAGCTTCTCCCATGAGTCCGCGAGGCTCGCACGCAGCATCCGCAGCCAATGGCGCGCCTCCACGAGCTTGCCGTTCACGACGGCGCTCGCGAGCATGTGATCTTCCAGTAGCTCCACGCGCGCGCGCCCGCGCGTGTCGGCGGTCACGGGGAAGCGCAGCGCGAGCGCCTCGTCGAGCACGGCCCTGATGTCCTCCAGCGTCACCCGCTCATCCCGAGGATCAGCACGAAGAACAGCAAGCCCGCGACGACGTGGGCGATCACACCGGCAGCGCAGCGGGGTCGATGTGCATGCCGCCGCCGACACCCGGCGTCAGGTCCACGGCGCGCTCCATGACCGGGTTGTGGTCCTGCACGATGGCGTCCTCGACTTCCTCGGACTTCGCGGCCATCGCCATCGCGCGCATCGAGTCGAGCATGTGGAAGGCGGACGGCTTCTTGCGGATGTGCGGCGATCCCATCGCGCGCACGCGCTGCTCTGTCTCGCCCTGCATGTCCTTCACGAGTCCCTGGTGAAACGGCAGCATGAGGTACGTCGAGTCAACCCAATTCCGCAGGTAGCGCGTGCTCGCTTCGATCATCGTCATCTCGGCCACGTAACGGATGCCGCCCGTCCACTTGTCACGTTCCTCGCGCACGATGTTGCCGTACTGGTCGAACATCTTGTCGCCCTGCCTGCTCACGTAGCTCTCGTCCACGGCGACCGGCACCTTCGCGTTGAAGGTGTAACCGCGCATCACCTGTCGAAAGTGGTCCGGGCACACCTCGTCATCTTCCATCCCCTGAAGGATCGGCAGGCCGAGGCCGGTGATGTCCATGCCGAACGTCTTGAGATGCGCGCCGTACTTCATGTCGATCCGGTAGCACACTTCGCGAATCTGTCGCTCGCGGAAGCGCCAGAGGTGCAGCATGCGGATCATCTTCAGCCGGTTGCGCTTCTCCTTGTCCTTCCCGACCGTGAACAACGTGATTACAGTCGGGTCGTTCACGAGGCCGATGTCCATGCCGCAGTAGACATCGCCGGGGAGATCGGGCAGGTCGAGCACGGCAGCGATGTCGCCCTCGGGACCGATGGTCTTGTCCACGTCCTCGACCATCAACTGCTGCTCCATGAACTCGACCGTGTTGTAGTGACTCTCGGCGTCCTGGTCGAGACAGGCCATCAGGCGGGCGGTAACGAAGAACTGCGAGAGCGCCGTGCCCGGCTCGCCAAGCACGTTGCGCCGGTAGTCGGGCGAGTGAACGCCGCCGTACATCGCGGCAGCGGCCTGCTTCTCGGCTTTGTTCCAGCCGGGGCGCATGATCGCGGTGATCTGCGTCACCTTGAACTCGCCTGACTCCGCGAGTCGTTCAAAGCGCCCGCCAGCCGCGCCCGAGTGGACACCGTACAGGTGGTAGGTGAAGTCGGGATTACCGTCGCGGTCGAAGCGATCCTTTTCGACGGTCTCGTGAACCTCGGTGAAGCCCTTGGGCGGGTAGTCCTGCGCCTCGTCGATCATCAGGTCTTGCTCGTGTGAACCCTTCACGCCGAGACCGGAGAGCTTCGGGATGCGCCCGAGAATGCGCGTGCCGTCCGCAAAGTCCACCTGGAACGGCTTGTGGGTGAACCCCGTCTTTTGCTGGTCCTGCTTGAGAAATTCGCGCGTGAGCCGAGTGCCGACGATGCGTTGCTCGATCTGCTGCGTGACACCCTCCAAGTGAATCAACTCGGGTGCCGTGACGAGCATGTCCATGCCCATGCGCCGGAAGGCGTGGCTGACCGCGCGCGCGCGGATGGATTCGGTCTTGCCGACAGCGCGTGCGCACGGGAATGCGGCGTAGCCGACAGGCGGGCGGAAGAGAGGGTATTGGTAATCTCTTACCCGATACGCGCCCGCATAGTCGTGGTTGGTGGGGTCCTCGAAGAGCAACTCCGCGCAGAAGATCGGGTCGGCCAGCATCGCGAGGAGCAGGAAGTCATCGCTGTCCAGTCTCCATGTGCCTTCTATTACGTCGAACTTCTTGAGACCAGTAATGATCCCCAATTCAGACTCGGCCATGCCATCTCCTTAGTGACGCACGGCGACGATTCTCGGCTGGTGTCACGCACTCCAGATGCGTAACCTCGACGCACATCCGCTCAAAGCAGAGATGGTCGATCTCGTGACCGGGCGGCACCGGACCATGTAGTCGTTCCCAAGCGACTACATGCGCTTTCCGCTGACCGTTCGGCGTTTGCGTGCGACCATACCCCTTGTCATCTGGCTTACCCTGCCAGATGAGACAGGGCGTCGCATAGCCACGCTGCTCCCGAATAGGGGCTGGCACCCGCTGTCGTCCTCGTCGCTCCGGTTCACCCACCGAGACACCGCGACGAATGTACCCACTACGTTTGCGACAACTCTCGCTGCACCACTTGCGCGGCGGTCCCGTTCGCGCACGCGGCAAGGTCGCATTGCATCCGTGGCATTCAGCCATCGAGGAGATACCACCTCCCATCCGCTTCCTTCTTCCACGTCCGGTCGCGCCAATGCGCGAGCACGACCTTCGGGCCAAGCTCGCCCACGCGCAGCTTCATTTCCTCGCCGGACAGCGACTCGGGCAGATCATCCTGCAAATCCGCGTCAGTCATGCCGTGACTGTAGTCGTGCCATAGCCTGATCGACGACCTCCTGAAAGCCGCCATGCGAGCCGCCGCCGAGCATGTCGCGCAACTGCTCCAGCGCGCGCACCATCTCGGGATCGGAGTGCGTGATCGGCCCGCCGATTTCGACGGCGCGCCGCAGGTACTCAGCGCCCTTCTCGGGCGAGAGCAGCCCGCCCTCGGGCACGCAGCCGTGCTCGCACTCGAAGCCTTCGACCAGTCCGTACAGGCGGCAGAGCATCGGTCGCACCGAGTACACCGAGCAGCGGTTGTTGACGAGCATGTTGCAGGTGATCCCGTTGCAGCCGAGCGTGTGGCCGCTCGCCTCCTCCACACGCAGGCGCTCGCGCACGGACATCCCTATCGGGCCGCACGAGTCGAAGCACAGCCCCTTGCACGGCGAAGGCGGTAGCTCCGCGTACAGCGCATCGAGAGCAGCGTCAACTCTGCGTGGGTTGCGTGCCATTCTTGATCTCCGCGTTGCACTTTACGCATCGCTCGCCGTCCGGTATGTCTCCGTCACGCAACTCGTCCACGTATGGCGCGGCGATCTCCAGGTCGATGCAGTTGGGGCAGATGTAGAGCGTGCCCATGTATCCGATCACGGCGCGCTTACGCCGCTTGATGAGCAGCGGGTCATCCATCGAGCCACAACAGACCGATGATGCAGAGACCGAGGATGCCCACGGCGATGTCGAGCGCGACCTTGAGGCTCAATGCACTCGCCCTCGCAGGATGTTGTACCGCTCCGCGCGGTGCTCGATGTTCCAGCCCTTCTGCACCTTTCGCGGCGGCTTGGTCTGGAGGATGCCGCGTTCGGCGGCGATCCAGATGGCCTGCCGCAGCCGCACGATCTGCGCGCGCGCGTTGGCGTAGTGGACCGGGTGAATCCAGCGTTCCTTGCTCCAGCGGTCGAATTCGTGGACGGCCACCTGCTCCTCGTGGGTAAGCACGCTGAGCGGCGAGCCTTCCGGCTTGAGGAACAGCGCGCGCTCCTGCTGACGCCGCCTCTGGAGTCCTTCCAACACGACGCCGCCCGCGTGGTCGTACCCGAGCATGTGGTCGGCGGCTTCGTGAAAGCGCTTCTCACGGAGCAGCCTGCCCATCGTGGTGCCCGCGTCGAGCACACCCGTTCCCAAATTCCAAATAAACGAACACAAGGCATCGAACTGATTTTGCGTGAACTCGACGCGACAATTCCTGATCGCATACTCATAGCGTGTTTCGACCAGATGCCTTAGTCGATTTTCACCTTCCTGCCGTGAGATACACGGAGAACGCGGCCCTATAGATTCCGTTTCTCCATATCCTCGGGTCCAAACGCCGCCGTACTTATCGAAGTACGGACACGACGACCATCCCTCAAAGCCCTCGATCAAGTGAAGTCCATTCTGACTAATGTGCATTAGAGCCTCCCTGTAAAGACCTTGGCCTTCTCGCGAGCGAACTGCTTGTCCACCTCTTCAAGCCGGTCGCATTCACTCCTCAGCCAGTCGAGAATTGTCTTGGGTGTGATGTCGTGATACCTGCGGTCCTCGGCGTCAGCCGTGTAGAGCAGTCGCAGCCGCACACGAAGCTCGTTGACGACACGTTCGTATTCGAGCAGTCGTTGTGAGATGTGAACGCCAAGCGTGTGCGCGGCGCGCTTGAGATCGCGCACGTAGGAATCGACGGTGTGCTTGCCGCCTTTCTCGCGAGTCGCTTTGTCGATCCCGAGTTGCTTCTCCAACGCACGAAGCTCGCCGCTCGCGCGCATCATCGTCTGCTGGAAGGCGGCGAGTTCGGCGGCGTCGATTTCCACGCGGCGGTAGCGGCCAGTCGGCACGTCGTTTTCGTCAACCTCTGGCTCCATGCCGTTGACCTGCATCTGGCAGCGGTAGATGATGACCTGCTGCTGGAGGAGCAACCCGAGCGTGACGAGATCGTTCTGCTTCATCAGCGCGTACTCGTCGGTGTACTTCTCCAGCGACTCGTTCCAGAACTGCACCTCGTCGGGCGTCTGAAGGTGGAGCGTGCCGCCTGCCGGGAGGCCGACTTCGAGTGTCGGCGTTACTTCGGTAGTTGACATCTCGGGCACCTCCCTTCGGCGTGCAGCGTGTAGCGCCGTTCGACGCCCGTGTAGTGCCGTTCGAGGTAGTTCTGCCCCGCCTCTTTGAGCACTTCCCACACGAAGCAGATGTTGTCGTCGGTCAACTCGCTCGTATCGACCTTCAGCGTGCAGGCGGTCTCCTCGGCGTGACAGCGGTCGCACAGCCGCAGCGCGTTGCGCGGGTCGTACAGCCGGTGGACGAGGCCGCGTTTCTTGAGCGTCTGTTTGGCGACGACGTGGTGGGCGTCGAACTCGCCGGGGTTGCCGCAGACGGCGCATACCCGCTGGAACTGCGCCTCAGCGCGGAAGCTGGCCGGGTTGCTGATCGAGGTAGTCGCCATAGAGTCTCGCGAGCAGCGCCTCGCCTAGTCGCGCTTTCGCGCTTTCAAGATACGGCTCCAGTCGGAACACATGCACGGTATCCATCGCCCGGTAGGGCCGGTGGGTGCGTTTCTTCCAATATGCGCGAAACTCGTCGTAGCTCGCGAAGCCCTCGCGCATCAGCGAGTGGTGGTTGCCCGCGATGTCGTGCAGGCGCTCGACGCGGTGCTCGACGAGGACCATCAGCGCCTCGCGCAGCGCCGCAGTCCTGGCCGGTGGGATCGCGTACAACACGACTGGAGTCGGGGTGTCGATGACCGCAGCCAGCGCCCCCGAGGGCGGCGTGCGGAACTCCTGCTTGTGCCCGTGGACGAGCGCCGCCCAATCCGCGTAGGGCGCGCGCAGGAACAGCGTCCGCAGCGTGCGTTGTCTCGCGCTTGGAGGTCGCCTGCCGCCGTCGATCATCCGACAGCGGCAGCAACCAGCGCATCCTCGCGCTCGCGCAGCTTCTCAGCCAGCGCGATGTACTCCTCGCTCAACTCTGCGACCGGCGCGAAGCGTCCGGCCAGCCAGAGGTAGGGCGCATGCTTGATCCGGCTGAGTTCTTGCCCGCGCTCCATCATGTGCCGCTGATCGACACCGAGGCGGCAGAGGCGGGTGAGGAGGTCGTCGGGATCGATGTGGCGCACATCGCAGGTCAGGCAGTCGTGCCCCTCGTCCTTCAGGTCGCACGTCACGCCGCGTTCCCACAGCTTGCCCTCCATCACGAGCGACTGGCGCAAGCCTTCGGTGATCTCCTCCTCGGTGCCTCTCAAGTCCACGCGCAGTCCCGAGGAGAGGATCACGGTATCGAACGGGTCATCTGATCCGAGGTCTAGCTCTGCGAGCCGCCACTCGGCTTTGATCGACACTTCCCCCACCGTGGGCTATTCGCCCGAGGCGGCTCCCTGCCCGCCCTCGACGGTTGCATACCCGCTGGTATGCACCCCGAGGTGCTCAACAGCTTCGGTCGCGGCCTTTTGCGCGAGACCCTCCAGGTCCGCGAGGGTGGTGTGTAGGAACTCTGTCGCGCCCGGTACGGCGTTGGCTTTCGCGAGCATGCCTTCGACGCCCATTTCGACCTGCCTGCCGTGCAGCCACTTGTACGCGAGGCCAGCGGCGGCAGCGCCACCTGTCGCGAACAGCCCGAGGATTTCCGCTCCCCCGAGATGCACCCCGAGTCGTTCCGCAAGCCATGCGGAGGCATACCCCGACAGGGCGGTGGCGGCTGGACCGACGACGAACGCGACCACGCGCTCGATGCTGATGAGACCGGGTGATTCGGAGTTCATCTCAAGACCTTTCAGACTCGGAGGGCGGCAGCCTCACGCTTGGCGGACAGAACGAGGCGCTCCAGACGCGCACGGTCCTGCGAGGCGCACCAGAGAGTACACCGGACACGGGACCGCAGACAAGCCTCGATTCGGAACCTCCCCGCATCGTCCGGGGAGATCACGAGCGACCAATCCCCGTCCAGGTCGAAACGGAAGCGACCCTCGAAGCAGTAGTCGGCGTAGTCGGCGTCGAGAAGCTGCGCCGTGAAGCGCAGCGCACTCGCAAGTTCTCGCAGCGTGGGCTTCATAGTGTTGACATTATCAACACCTGATGACATGACTGAAGTCAGGCGGTCAGCGTAGCCGGGTCTCCACCGAGCCTGACGATCTCCGCGATGAGCCGCTCGACCCGCTGCTCCAGCGACGCGATCTTCCTCCCGTTGTCCTCGATGGTCTCGCGCAGTTGATCGTTCTCCTCCTTGCCATCCATGAGTTGCTGGCGCAACACCTGCATCGCGCCCTTCATGGCATTGATGGTCTCGGTCGCGGCGTGCGTCGAGATCGCTTCGATTTCCGCCTTCGCCTTCGCCTCGTCTGCGGGGCGCGGGTGACGCTTCGCCCACGCGCGCCACACAAAAGGGACGATGCCGCCACCCCCGACTATCGCGAGGAGGATCGCGGAAAGCGTTGCTGCGTCTATCTGCATGACCTACCCCCGGTGAGGCGGGCCGACTAGCTCGTTGAGCGTCGCCTCAAACGTCCTGCGGGCGGTCTCTTTCGCGATCCGCAGATCGCGGTCTTTCTGGACCCGGGGAGGCACACGACGAATGTAGGCGACGAAGAAGCAGCCGAGGCCGATTCCGACGACAGCGGCTAGTGCGATGAGAAGTCCTGTCGCTGCGGAGATGGCGAGCACATCCAACACCTCACTTGCTAACGAGGGTCCGGCAATCGAGTAGCGGGGTTGGTGCTACCGATTTTTCAAGCTGATCGTATTCGGTCAACTTTGCGGGGAGTTCGTTGCCGATGACATGACCCTGCTTGTCCTTTACCACCGTGAACTGCCGCCAGAAACGTAGTTTCTGGTTCTCGATGGCGAAAAACGCTTCAAAAGCGCGCTTTTCGGCAGCGCTCTTCGGCTTGATCGTCTGACCGGGCAGCGCCTTCTTCGGCGTGATCGCCTGCTGCAAGAAGTAGAGGATGATCTCCAAGTCGAAGGCCCGCGCGTTCCCCTGCGGGCGCGCGGTTCGAGCGACTTCGCAGTTGGACAGCGCGTTCTTGTGCGCGAGCGCGCGCGTGTCGTGCTGGCTTTCGGTGGAGAGGACGTAGGTGACGGGGATGCAGAGGGCGGCGACGACGACAGCCGTGACGATGGCCGTGGTGATGCGCTCATGGCGGAAGCGCTCTGTCAGGTCGGCGTCGCGGAGCTTTTCCCCGGTGTACTCGACTGCCTTGACGAAACCGACCGCGAGCGCCTTCCGGACCTCGTGCGGAAGCTCAATGCCCGCCTCCTCGAAGGCTGCGCCGAACGCCCGCTCAAGTTCAGCCTCTCCGTGGGGCACCTCTCGAATGCTACCTCACGCCTCGACTGAAGTCGCGGCTTCCTCCGCTGGCGATTCCTTGGCCGTTGGCGTCGGGCTGTTGAAAGCCCACACGTTCTGGCCGTCGAAGAAGAAGTAGCGCTCGCAGTCGCACCCCTCGACCGGCTCGGGATGACAGGGCGTGATCGCGCCGAGGATCGGCACCGTGGGCATGTGCTTGCAAGGACAGGACACGTCCGCCACCTGATCGCCCTCGCTGTCGGTGTTGAGAATCCAGAACTGCGGCGGCACGAGCTTCGGCGGGACGTGTTCGGCCATCCAGAGCGCGAAGCCGATGCCGTGGCCCATGCGCTTCATGTAGGTCTGCGGGCGACCTATCCGGTCCTCCTTGGGCATCAACTCGGGTATCTCCCGGCTCACGCGAGCATCCCGCTCTTGTAGAGGTAGCTGCGGTCGAGGCCGAGGACGCGAGCGATGTCGGTCACGTTCATCTTGGCCGCGCGCGCGCGAGCGACAGCCTTCTCGGTGTCCTGTTTGAGCACTTCCTCGTCACGCGCAAGCTGCGCACGGCGGCGTGCGAGTTCGAGCAAATCTTCGTGCGCCTGTTCACGCGCGTTCATCTGCCCTGCGACCGGCGTTGTGGCCGGGACAGTCGAACGAGTGGAGCGGCTGTCCTCCGCGCACGGCGCGCACGGCCCGCAGCGGGTTGTGCCCGACGATCACGTATGCAGGTCCCTCGGGGTTCGGCTCGACGGCGAGATCGAGCGCGACCGTCTTGTTGCCGTTATCGACCACCTGCGCAATGTCGATCTCAGCCCCGCAGTTGGGACACCTACTCCTCGCCATCTTCCTCTTCCGCCAGCGCCTCGATGATGTTGAGTTGGCCCTCCAGCGGTCGCGCACCCGTGCGCGGCGGGCGCAGCCACGTTCCGTCCACGGCGCAGCCGGTCATCTCCTCGAACATCGCGACGACCTCCCACATGCGGTCGGTCGGCCCGCTCGCGCGCATCTTCAGCGGGCAGCCGTCGATGTCGCCCACCAAGAACACCTCCAGGCGGTCGTTCTTGAGGTGGCGATACCAGCTATCGGTGCGGCTGACGGTCCCTGCCTCCATGTGGACCGACTCTACAGATGCGAGAGGACGCCCTAGAGCGTCCTCCACGCAAAGTCCGTTGTCGGCCTGCGGCTACGTGGCGTCGCCGTCAGCGCCACCGGCAGAGCCGGGCACCTCAGCCTCGCCCTGCGCCGGGTTCGGCTGGTTGGGGTCGTTGGCCTGCTTCGTGGCCGGGTCCAGCGGGTCGCCCGAGAGCGTGCGCGGGTCCGGTGCCGACGATGGGCCGGGTTTGTTGGGGTTGTGCGCGGCGTCGAGCGGCTGCGAGCCGTCGTTGCCCACGATCACGTCCTCGGTTGCCTGACTCTCAGGCGCGTGCTGCGAAGCCTCCATGATCTCTCCTTCGTTGCGGTGTGTGGTTCTCAGCTTACCCGTTGACGCGACTGGAATCACGTCGAGTGCATGCCCGTCGCCGTGACGACGTGCGTGTGCCCGCCGCCGCGCGGGTGATGCTCGTGGTGGAGCTTGCAGACCGGATGACCGTCGCGGGCGGGCGAGGGATGCCATGACAGTCGCTTCGGCAGCCAGCGCCGGTTGAAGTAGTGGCAGCCGTGGACATGGCATTGGTGGTGGTGGAAGTACGCCGCCGTGCCCGAGGCGACGATGAAGGCGGTCGTGATCCATTCGTTCACCGAGGAGCCTATGCCCGAGTACCAGTTGTAGCCCTTGCACCGCTCGATTTCGGCGGCGGTGCCGGTGCAGTTGCCAAGCGGATGCGCGCGCCAGCCGGTGAGCATCAGGTGGACGAGCAGGAGCAGCGCGAAGCCCGCCGCGAAGAGGACCGTGAAGAGGAACAGGAACCGCAGGAAGTGTCCGACAGCCTTCACTTGATCTGGAGTATCGCGACGATCACGGCGGCAATCGCGGCGAGCAGGCCGAGGGTCGAGGCGACGCCCTTGACGATCCCCGCGCGCGTCGTGGCGCGCGTGTTGTGGTCTTTGATTTCGCCGCGCGCCCAACCCATGAAGTCGTCCACCTGAGCGCGGCGTTTGATCTCGTTGCGCCACACGACTGCGGCGACGAGGCCGAGGATCGTCGCCATCCACTTTTCGCGTTCGCTCACGCGCGCGAGCTTACGGCTGCGCGTGGACGGCTGTGCCTTTCGGTTCGGTCGGCTGCTGTTGGGCGCGCGGCGAAATCAAAGACCACAACGGCAGGGTGTCGCTGCGGATCACCTGCACGACGCGATTCGGAGATTCCTCGCGGTAATGCGGCAACTTGAGTTGCGCTGAGAGCCTGACCATGAAGTCGGGCGGGAGGACATCCTCAAGGCTCGGGTGCTGCTGCACCCACTCGAATATCTCGCGGAGCAGCGCGCCCTCCGCGCCGAGTTGGGCGGCGAGTTGCTCCAGCGTCGGCTCGTCGCCGTGCAGGGCGCTGCGAAGTCGCGACTCAAGATCGCCTATTCGCTCTCGGGCCGAATTGAGTTCGTCTACAAGCTCAGCGGCGCGCCGCACGATTGCAAGCGGCTCGATTTTGTGGACGGGACCGTGCTCGCCGCCCTCGCGCTTGAAGTATTCGGCCTCACTCGACATCGACGGGCATCTCCCACTCTGGCTCCGAGTGAAGCTCCTCCCCGTCCTCGAATCGGATCACGCGCTTCTGGCAATGCTGCACCGTGCAGGGACACGGCTCGATCCCGACGATGCGCGCGCCGCCGTGCGCCCGCATGCCTACCTCCAGGTCGCTGACGCGCACGAGCCGCGAGGAGTCGAGCGCGCCGAGATGCTCCTGCGCGTGCGCGAGCATCGAGAGGCGATGACCGACCTGCGCGCACGCCGCCGCCGCCATCTTGAACTCACCCCGGTCGAGGAAGCTCTTGCATTCCGCGAGCCGCTGGTGCGCCGAGAGGACCATCTGCTGTCCGCCGCGCCGGATCGCATCGAGGGTCTCTGCCGCTGTCTCCACCTTCTACCTCCCGTTGACCACTTGGACCGATCTCGCGGACCATCGTGTACTGCCGACCTACACGAATGCTCTGTTCAACCTCACGCTTTGACAGCGAGCGTAGTTCATCCCGTGGATGCCGCCGAGGTATTCGCATTTGGACTCCTTCCCGCTCGCCCCGCCGCGTGACGGTTGCGCTCCCAATGCCGCCGCACGGCGACATCGCTCACGCCAAGGGCCGCTCCGATGCGCGCCCAACTCCAATCGGCGCTGCGAGCATCGCGAAGATACCGCAGATACGCGCGCCGTGCCTCCTCTTGCGCGATCCCTGCCGCTGATCGCGCGGCGAGCGCATGCTCCAAGCTCGCCTGCGCTGTCTGCTCAGCGGTCATGGTCGTGTGCGCCCCGGCTTGGAGGACGACTCAGCCGGGGCGCACA